CACAAGGTTGACAGGCCCGCTAGGATCAGCTCAGTCGAAAGCTGATCCCAGACCCCGGCGGTTTGATCGACTCCCGACGGGTTCGGTGGAGTCGAGGCAGCAACCAAAGCAGGGTCTCCATTGATCACATGACCAGCCAGATCAGGAATCACCAGCGGGCGCGCCTGGACGACCCAGGCGTTCAGCGCCTCGGAGTACAGGTCGGCCAGCGCCGCCTCGAACTCGATGGTTCGATCGAGGGCTTCGCCTCGGGTAGGGAACATCAGACCACCTGGCCGTCGATGACCGGCTGAGTCAGCTCGCGGCGAATCTCAGCGCGCACCCTGGCGCGCATGGCGTCGGTGTCAACGCCCAGCAGCCGGATCGCGTGATCTTCGAGGGCGGTGTCCCAGCCGTTGATCAGCCGGGGAATCTCGGTCTCGGCGACCGGCCCGAGAACGCGGTGGTAGTCGTGAGCGGCGAGACCGCTCAGCCGTGACTTCAGCTCGTTCGTGCGAGCGCGGCGCTTCCCGGCCAGCTCCAGCGCGCGGGTCACCAGCACCCGCTCGGCGAGGATCATTTCGGCAGGCTCGATCACGCGCGCCCCGGCCTCGCTCTCGGCCTCGCTCTCGGTGTCTGGCTCCTGGCCGGTCGATTCGTCGGCTGGCTCCTCGCCGGTCCCCTGGTCCTGGCCCGGCGGCAGCGCGGGCTGAGGCGCGGGGAAGTCGAGGCCCTGGACGTTCTTGTCCAGCAGCGGCAGCAGTGTGGTGATCAGCTCGGGGTTCTTGGCCACGGCGTCTTGCGCCCAGACCTGCCAGCCCTCCAAGGTCTGGAAGTCGTAGCCCGCGTCGTCGGCCAGCCCGTAGTACTTCCGCAGCGCCTCGCTGGTGATGGCTCCCCGGTCGTGGGCCTCGCTGGCTTCATCGCTCTTGTCGGGGTCAACGGTCAGGCCCGAGGCGTCGTACCAGAGCACGTACTTCTCGGGCTTGATGCCCTCGCGCTGGAGAACGACCTTGATCACCTGTTCGTAGATCGCCTGGCACAGGGTCTCCATGACCGGGCTGATGTGAAGCTGAACGTCCTCGTCGCCGATCTGCCAGGCCGACCAGTGATTGGAGTTTGTCCCCAGTCCCAGCAGCCGCTCGGGCGATACGTCGAGGCCCATCGCCAGCCGGGCGATCGCGTCGTTTCGCTTCTTGATTTCGACCTCGGTCACCTCGTTGCCGAACTTCAGGTGAGTGACCTTCTGGAGGTGTTCGCCGGGGACGGTCGCCATGACCGGGATGAACGCCGCCTGGCTGTCCTCGTCCTCGACGGCGACCTTCGCGACGTTGTAGAGCAGGTTGCTCAGTTGATCGGCGGCGGGCACGCCCGAGACCGCCGGGAGCGCCGCGCCGGGCTGGTTCGCCGCGATGGGTGCCTGGGCGGCGGGGAGGCTGAGTTCCTGAGGCAGGAAGATGATGCCGTTGCCGATCAGCCGGGACTTGTCGGCGTTCTTGATCTTCTTTGTGGTCCTGACGATTTCGCGCAGGCTGTCGAGGCACGCCCGCACCGGGGAGTCGGGTTCCTTGGCGCGGCGAGGGCGCGGGTTCCACACGCGGAACAGACGATCGACGCCGGGCACGTAGTCGTGCTTCTCGCCGGTCGGCATCTCGATTTCAGCGCCGCCGCCCGCCTTGGCGCGAATCTCGTCGCGGGTCAGGGCCAGCCAGTGCTCGCCGTCGTCGCGGACCAGAATGCCGATCCACAGTTCGCCGGGGACGGTCAGACATTCGGCTACGCGCTTGATGAGCTGGCTCTGGCCCAGCGGTCCCCCGGCGACCTGCTTGCAGATTTCGGCGACCCGCGCCGCCTCGCCGCTCACCTTGCCGTCGGCGTCCTCGGTCAGCCCGCCGGTCGGCAGCCCGGTCACTTCGTCAATCTCGCTGGCGATCAGCCGCACCCGCGAGCACGACCCCGCCCGCCAGCTCACGTAGTAGCGCAGCTCGCCGACGCCGGTCTCATCGAGGTACGACCACGCCTCAGATTGCCAGTCGGCGCGCCCCACGGCACCGACGACGGTGCGGAACGCCTTCTGCGGGTCATCGACTGGCTGGCTCGCCGCGACCAGGGAGCGGCCTACTGAGCTTGTCAGCGAGCGCCGCGCGGGGCTGCCCTTGGAGCGGCGAACGACGCGCAGGTTAGAGGCAGCCATGTTGGACAGGCTATCGCCCAGCCGTGCTACTGGTCGTCATCGTCCTCGATGTCAATTTCCTCGGTGTCGGCGAATCGGGCCATGACGCCGACCAGGTGGGAGGCGGCGAGGGCGATCGCGATGTACCGCGCGACGACGTTGTGGTGGAAGAACAGCGGCACCCAGGCTGTGCCGAAGGCGATCCACATCGACACGCACCAGGGGCACTCGATGAAGTACAGCACCTTGTCCCAGCGTTGAATCTGGGCCTCGGCGTCGGCGGCGCGCTGAACCTGGCCGTGTCCCAGGGCCTCCTGGCGGACGAGCTGGGCGGCGCGGAGCTTGCCAGCCGGGTACAGCCTCAGGCGGTCGGTGATCTTGTCGCCGTTGATCAGCCGCGTCAGGCGCATCACCGCGAGGGTCCAGACGATCAGCACAAGCGTTGTCATGGACGCGATGATACAGAGTTACCCGTCGGGGTCGGGTAACATGACCGCCATGCCTCGGGTACTTGGGATCGACTCCTCGCTGACGGCGACGGGTCTCGCGCGCATCGACATCGGCGAGCACGACGGCGATCGCTGGCGGGCGGTCATCGCCACGGCGACGGTCAGCGCGCCCAAGCCCACCAAGGACAAGAGCAAGCGCGCGATGGTGCGCCGGGTGAACGCGCTGCTCGACCAGATCGAGCCAGCGTTCGAGGGCGTCGATGCCGTCGGGATCGAGAACCTGGCGTTCGCCGCCAAGGGCGAGAACGCCTGGGTGTTGCCGTGGATTTTCGGTCGGGTGCTGGAGCTGTGCGAGCGCCACGGGACGCCCGTGACCGTCGTCGGGACCAGCCAGCGGGCGAAGTTCACCGTCGGCAAAGGCTCAGGGCCGGGCACCGACAAGGACCACATTCTGGCGGCGGCGATCAAGCTGTTCCCCGAGGCCGACCTGGCGAGCAACAACGAAGCCGACGCGCTGATGGTCGGCGCGGCGACGTGCCAGCGGCTCCAGCGCCCGATTCTGCCGGTGACTCAGTACCGGCTCGAAGTCGTGGACAAGCTCAGCGATTAGCCGATCTTGCGCCGCAGGTACGCGGGCGGCGCGACCCCGACGACGCTCGCCTGGGCGTCGATCGGACTGGCCAGGTGCATTCCGCCGCCCGCCAGCGTGGCGAGCTTGTCGTGAGTGATGACCGCCGCCGCCACCCGGTCGGGCTGGTGTTGACCGGCCTGCCAGTCGCACGCCTGCTCCTCGAACACGCGCATCACGTAATCGACCGTTCGGCACTTCCCCGTTTCGAGGGCCTGGCTCAGCGCGCCCGAGCGGGCCACGGCGTCGGCCTTGGTCGGGCCGCGCCACTTGGTCACCATGAACGGCGGAATGTCGGTCAGGGCGCGCTGCTCGACCGGGGTCAGCGCCGCGCCGTTGTGGGCCTTGGTCACCGCCTCGCGGTGGACCGCCTGGTAGGCCCGCTTGACCACCTGGACGTAGGTGGTCGAGCTGGTGTAGCTCTCGACGGCGACCTCCCGAGCGCCGATTTCGAGCGCCAGCAGCACCGCCTCGCGCGCCCACTGGTCGGCGGTGAACTGGCCGGATCGGTCGTGGGTCAGGGCGACCTTGGCCTGGCCCGCGTCGTGGTAGAGCATCCCGCCGATGATTCCGGCTTCGTCGCCCTCGCCTGAGTCAGCCGGGTCCACGCCGACCATCGAGGCGATCGGGTACAGCGGCGGCTCAGGCAGCCGAGGCTCGAACCACGCCCGCTGGAAGATGCCGCCCGCCGGGTTGCGCGGGCTGCCCTGGTAGAGGGCGTACCAGGTGCGCTCGCCGACCTGGCGGCGCGTGACGGCGAAGTTGCGCTTGGCCTCGGCGGTGTCGCGGGCGCTGACCATCGGCACGCCCGGCGCGCGTCCCAGGGCGTCGGGGATGCCCTCCTCGGCGATGGCCGGGATGTTCAAGAACCGCCAGGTCCGCTCGCCCTTGGGCAGCAGCTTCTCCCCGGCGAACACCTTTCCGGCCAAGTCCTCGGGGTGCCAGCGGGTCTGAATCAGGATCACGCTGGCGTCGGGCGCGAGGCGGGTCAGCGCGACCGAGCTGAACCACGCCTCGATGCGGTTGCGGTGGGCGGCTGAGTCGGCCTCCATCATGTTCTTGAACGGGTCGTCAATGATGAACAGGTCAGCCGGGAGGCCGGTGATCGTGGAGCCGATACCGGCGGCGACCAGACCGCCCGCGCCGCCCTCGACCGACCACGCGCTGACCTTGTTCGCTCCCTGGGCGAGCTTCAGTCCGATCTTGTCCTCGACCGCCAGGCCGGTCAGCGAATCGGTCAGGCCCGCGCCGTAGGTGCTGATGATTGAGCGGGCGGCGCGGCTGTGCGCCTCGGCGAGGGCGTCGGCGTAGGTCGAGAGAATGATCCGGCGGTTCGGGTTCTTCTGGAGCGCGCGGATCGGCGTCCAGACCGCCGCCGTGGTTGATTTGCCCTCCTGAGGCGGCATCGTGATCGCCAGGTTGATCTTGCGCGGGCTGTCCAGCACGCGCTCGATCGCCGAGCTGATCAGATCGAGGGCGGGCGTCAGCACGAAGTTGGGATCGACGCTGCGGGCGATGTCGGCGGGGTGCCGGTAGCGTGTCTTGGCCACGGCGCGCACCTCAGCGGCACGGAGGCTGGCCAGCATCGCCGCCCGCTGGTCGTCGGGCCAGTCGTCGGTTTCAGCGGCGATCAGGGCCGCTCGCTGGCTGTCGAACGCGCCGTCAGCGGTCCAGACGTCGGGCAGCGGAACGCCCGAGCGGTCTGGAAACTCGACCTCAGCCATCGCCCGAGATTACCGCCTTCAGCGGCTCGAACAGCGCGTCAGGATGACCACGCAGCACGCAGATGTCCAGCTTGCCGTCGAGCTGGTCGGCGAGGTTACGGTTCGCGGTGAGCCGACCCTTCACCCAGCTCTCGTTCTGAATCCGGCCACGCGACCGGCTGAGCTTGCGCCTCCAGGCGTCCTGGTCGGCGTGGTCGAGCAGCGCCAGCGTCACCTGGTAGGTCGAGGCGGCTGCCAGGAGGAATCGCTTGTTCGCGAGGCGCTGGCCCTCGGCGAGGACCAGCCGGTACGGAGCGGTCTCGATCCACGGGATGGCCTTGTCGATGATCGACGCCGGGAGCAGGTCGGTGCCGCCGAACGCGCCGCGCTGCTCGCCAAGCTCGGCTCCGACGATTTCGATCGTGCCGTCATCGACGCCGCCGGGCACCTCGCGCGTGAGCTGGTCGTGAGCCACGGGCACCTCGGGCGGGCCGACGTGGATTCGGTCGTAGCCCTCGGTCAGGCGCGCCATCAGCGTGCTTTTGCCCGAGCCGGGCTGACCGGCGAGGTAGATCAGGCGGTGAATGGTCACAGGAACCCTCCTTGTCGGACCGCCCGCACCACGCGGAAGGTCTGGGCGAACGGGACGCCGACCTGTTGGCCTCGGAACATGGCTCGATTGCCGAGCCAGTGCGGGCTGAAGTAGGGCCGGTCGTGTTGGCTGACGTGGCAGCTCAGGGCCAGGTGTTGCTCGTCCAGGTCGGTCGGCGTCATCGGCACCCACCAGTTCGGCTCCCAGCTCGGCAGCACGCTCGGGGTCTCGTACTCGATGATGCCGACCGGCGACCGGCGGGCGGCGCTGATCACCGCGCGGGCGACGGCGGCGTGGTCCTGATGGGTGTCGGCCAGCGGCGGCGAGTACACGACGTCGCAGCCGGTGAGCGCCAGTTCGATGAACCCGACCAGGTGGCGGTCGTGGACCACCTCCCCGTCGGGGAACCCCGCGCGCATGGTGTCGGCCACGCCCATCCACGCCGCGCCTTGGACCTGCTCCTCCCAGCGAGCGCCGTCGTTCGCGCTGACGACGGCGAGCCGCGCGCCCTTGGCCACCATCGAGCAGCCCAGCTCGGCGTCGTCGCAGTGTGGCGCGACGATCAGGGCGGTCACTTGATCACCTTCAGCCGCAGGTTGGGACGCCCGGCGGCGTTGTAGTAGAGCTTCGCCAGGTGTGGCCAGCGGTCGGTGATGTACGTCAGCCCAGCCATGACGTTCTCGGGCGTGCGGACGTCCTGAAGGCCACCCGGCTCCTTCCAGAACTTGCTCACGAAGCTGTAGTTGTCGAGCCGCGTCACCGCGCCCAGGGCCTCGAAGAACCTGATCGACCGCTCGTAGTCGTCGCCGTGGTCAACGTGGCACAGCTCCCAGTCACCGCCTGAGACCTCGTAGCCGAACAGGCAGCCCTCGGCGTACCAGAGACCCGAGCGCCGCACCCGGTCGGCCATGTAGAACGGGTTCGCCGCCGGGTACACGCACCACAGCGTCCCGCACGCCTCATGGAACGCCAGGTCGAACAGCGCCGGGAGGTCGCGCACATCGACCAGCGTTTTCTCGTCCTGGCGCTGGACGATGCGGCTCACGTCGTCGTCTATCTGGACCAGCGGCGTCCCTGGTGGATAGTGGCGGGCGATGTGATTGTGGGCCTCGGCGGTGCCGACGCCGTGGCCGACCTCGACGCCGATGCCGAACGCCTCGATGGCGGGCGTGTACGCGGCCAGCTCGGTCTCATCGGTCAGGAACACGGTCACGCTGGCCATGTCCACGCCGCCGTCGCGCAGCAGCGGCAGCGTGGTCTCAGCGATGCGGCGCGGGCGGTGGTACGAGGGAATCGCGATCTGGACGTTCCGAGGCATGGCCCGAGGATAGCCTATTGCCCGCCCCGGTCGGGTAACTCAGCCCTTGGTCTGACCGGGGATCGACCGATCGCCAGCGGCCAGGCGCGCGGCCATTTCAGCCTCGCGCTCGGTTCGGCGCTTCCGCCCGTAGGCGGCTTCCTCGGCGGCTGAGCGGCAGTTCTTCATCCCCCGCAGCGCGTAGTAGACCGCGCTGATTCGGTAGCCCTCCTTGGCCTTGACCCGGCGAATCGGCGTGACGCCGTGGACCAGGCGGAAGCCCTCGAAGTACGTCACCGTGGCGTCGGCGCACGGCACCACCAGGTCGTACTCGGGGAGGTGAAGATGACCGCCGCGCGTTCCCCGGCGGACCAGCGGCATCGCCGACCAGACCGGGAAGTTGAACCCGTCGCGGTGGTACGGGAGCTGGGCGGTGTCGTTGACCACGCCCGAGGTCCAGAACTGCGCGCCGCCCATCTTCCAGTCGGGCCGAACGCTCTCGGTCGCCGCCCGCCCGGCGCGGATCAGGTTGACGTCGATGCGGGCCAGCCCGTCCATGAACTGATCGGCGTACCCCTCCAGCACCGCCTCGATGTCGGGCTGGTCGCGCCCGAGGGTGGCGATGCCGCACGCCTCGCGCCAGATCACCGGGCGGCGCGGCGCATAGCCGAACGTCCGCGACCGGGAGCGGTAGTTGTTGGCCCGCTGGACCGCCGCCCCGCAGTCGATCTGGAGCAGCGCCCGCCGCAGCGGGCCTGGGTCGGCCAGGGCGAGGTATCCCAGGACCGGCTCGCCCGTGTCGGCGTCGTAGACCACCGTCCCAGGGCGCATGTCGGTCGGCTCGCGCTCGGGCACCATGTCGCCGACGCACGTCGTCGCGTCCTCGGCTGACGCCACGCGCTTCACATCGAGGCGATGAAGCTCAGTCGCCAGCGTCATCGAAGCCCTCAGGATCGCCCGGCTCGGCGGGGAATCGCTCGAACTCGTCGGCGACCGGCTCGGGCGTGGCCTCGGGCGCGGGCGCTGACCGGCTGGTGTACGCCTCCAGCAGCTTCACCACGGCGTCGGTGTTGGTCTCGACGCCCTCAGCCGAGCGCACCTCGGCCAGGGCCTCCTGAACCCAGACGAACACGTTAATCGGCATCGAGAGCACGACCATGCGCTGACCGGCGTTCTCGGCGTACTCGTCGCGGCGCTGAGTCATGTCCTTCGCGTTCACCAGCCCGTCGTCGCGCGGGCCGGTCTCCCCGGTGGAGCCGTTGCCACGGTCATCGAATGGCGAGGTGAACGGCGGTAGGTCGGTTTGCCCCTCCTGGTGCAGCGCGTTCAGGTCGGCGATGTCGGCCTCAGTGAACCCCAGGCCCTCGATGTCTGAGCCGAACCCGGCCACCAGCTCGGCCAGCTCGGCTTCATCGAACCCGCCGAGCTGTCCGGTTTGGTTGTCGGCGACCACGATTCGGTCGGCCATGTCGTCATCGACGTCCACCCAGAACGCGATCGCCTTGTGCCATCGCTTGTCGTCGGGGTCGTCCTCGGCCAGCGCGCGGATCGCGAGCAGGGTGTGGTTGCCCGCCAGCACCTCGTTCGGTCGGCCCGTGTGGGTGCCGACGTTGACCGTGATCGGTTTGTACTGGTTATGGCGGCGCAGGCTCGCCATGATCGCCGGGATGTCGCCCTTGCGAGGGTTGCGGTGGAAGGTATTCAGCGTGGACGGCGGGACGTTGGTCGTCTTGCCGACGGTCGAGGTCGAGGCCATGCCGCGATCGTATCGCGAGGACAGGCCCAGATCGTCCAGGCGTGTTGACAAACCCGACATTGACAGGTTAGTGTAGGGCTGGAGCCGGTCGCCGGGGACCAACCGAGAGGTGCGCGGAATACCTCCGCTGACCTGGGGAAAAGATTTTCGCGCGAATTTCTCCTATCCACTTGACTTACCCGACAAGGGCGGGTTAGTGTAGCTCTCGTCAGGTCGGGAACAGCCCGCCACAACCGAGAGGAAAACATCATGGCCGCAAAGATCGAGTTCACCGCCACCGCACCCAACGGCGAGACCTTCACCCGCACCTCGGGCACCATGCCCTACACCCACGTCCTGATGGTCGCGGGCAAGGGTGAGAGCGACTTCGGCCCGTGGAGCTGGCACAAGTCAGCCGCCGCCGCGTTCAAGGCGAGCCAGGAGGGCTACCACCAGGACAACCACCGCACCAAGGTCGTCCCCGCCGTCCCGACCGCCGTCAAGGGCAAGGCCGAGGTCGGCGACTTCCCCGCCGACAAGGGCTGGCAGGCCGAGGCGATCGACGCGCTGATCATCGCCAAGGGCGCGCCGAAGGCCAAGGTCGAGCAGCCCGAGCTGGTCGAGGCCACCGAGGTCGAGGCCGAGGAGTCCCCGGTGGACGAGCCGGTCGTGACTCAGCCCGAGGCCGAGGTTCAGGCCGAGGCGGTCGAGGCTGGCGAGGCGACCCCGATCGCCCCGGCGAAGCCCAAGGGTGGCAAGGTCGCCCAGCGCCAGGCGCTCGGCGCGCTGGTCCACCAGGCGGTGCAGGCGATCCTCGACGGCGAGCTGCCCGAGGGCATGACCGCCGACGACGCCGCGCTCCAGCTCGACACCTGGTTGCGGTACATCCCGAACGGCGCTCGCGCCGCCGGGTCCGCCGCCTGGCAGGCCCGTCAGGCTGAGCAAGCCTGATCGACCGCCCCGAGACCGCCCCGGCCATCGCGCCGGGGCGGTTTTCGCTGCTAGGAGGGTTTGACAAACCCGACAAGGGCGGGTTATTGTAGACCACGACGGCGGGACCAGCCCGCCCGACCGAGAGGAGACCCCGATGGGATGGGTCAACATCAACGGCGTCCCGCACCCCGACTGGTTTTTCGCCGAGGAGTGCCCGTGCGCCAACGATCGTCCCGAGGACTGCGCCGACCACCGCGAGGCGTGGGAGCTGAGCCAGCTCGGCGAGACCGCCCTGGGAGCTGACGACCAGCTCACCGCCGACGCCGCCCGCATCATCGACTTCGAGCTGAACGAGAACGCCGCGTACTGGCAGGCACGGAGGGCGGCGCGATGAGGGAGCCGAGGCCCGAGTTCGCCGTCCCGGTCCTGAGCCGGGAGCAGGCAGCTCAGCACCGCGCGCTGCTCGCTGAGCGCGAGGCCCAGGCGGTCGCCGACCTGGCGACCCTGGGCGAGTTCGAGAAACACCTGGGAGAGCCACGCCGCTGCCAGCGGTGCGTGGCGCGAGTGTTCACCTACGCCCTGACGCCTGACGGCGCGAGGGCCTACTGCCGATGCGTGAGGAGCGCGAAATGAGCGTCGTCGCCAGCCGGGTCCGCGATGCGCGGAAGCCGGTCACCAGCACCACTGCCGCCCACCAGGCGATCAAGGCCCGCGAGACCCTTCAGACCGCGCGGGAGATTCTGCGGTCGAGCGGTCGGCTGGCCGAGGCTCACGCCCTGACCCCGGTCATCGGCGAGCTGCACGCCCAGGTGAGCGCCTGGTACAAGCTCGCGCCGTGCGAGACCCACCACATCCGGCGCTGCACGATCTGCCGCACCGCCGACGGATCGGTGGTCAGGCCATGAAGTGGAGCCGAGTCCAGAACGGCGTCTACACCGCCGGGCCGTACCTGGTCGAGCAGAACGCCCACGGCTGGTACGCCAGCGGGCCGGGCCTCGACCAGCAGCACGACACGAAGGCCGACGCCCAGGCCGACGCCGAGGACGCCGCCCTGACCCGCATCGCCGGGTCGGAGACCACGGTCGAGCCGGTCAAGGGCGACCTGGTAGTGATCCCCGCCCACGACGACCGGCGCGGCACCGTCGCGACCGTCCTGAAAGGAGACCGAGAACCGATGTTCTGCCTGCACCTCGCCCGAGGCCGGAAGCTGTGCCTGTTCCGGCGCGAGTTCAAGGTGGTCGTGCCGTGAGCCTCGACCACGCCCTGGGATGCCGGTCGTGTGGCCCGCTGGGCTGGAAGCGCCGCCAGCGCGCCCGCCGAGCCGAGCGGGTCGCCGACGCCGGGCACATCGCCTGGGCGGCTCAGCTCGCCGCTGAGAGCCGATCGCGCCGCGCCCGGCCTGATGGGCTGATGGCGAGCCTCGACTGCCGCGTGCTGCCGCCTGGGCGCTACGAGCGCGTCGTTCGCATCCCGGCGCTGACGTTGCACACGCACACGACCGACCAGCCGTGCCGGGGCGCGGAGACCGGCTGCATCGAGTACCCCGGCGGCGAGACCGTCGAGGTGACCGACATCCTGCCCGAGGTGGACGACGCCACGCTGGAGGCCATCAATCGCGACCTGACCTGGTACTTCACCGGGCCACAAGGGGAGGGGCAATGGTGATCGTCTGGAGCCTGATCGTGTGGCTGTTCGCCCTGGGAGGGCTGCTGATCGCCCGCCAGCACTCGCGCCTTGAGTTCTGGTCGGCGGTGATCGTGCTGGGAGGGTGCCTCTGGCTACCGATCGCGGCGATATTGGCCTAAATTCGCTGGTCCGGGCGCTTGACAAACCCGACAAGGGCGGGTTAGTGTAGGGCTACAACTTCACAGCGACGATCGAGCGGGCCGGTAACTCAACTGGCGCAACGACCCGGCTGCATTCGTTCCAGCGGCGAGCGTTCAAGGCTGGCCCGCTCGATCACTCACCACCAGCCCGGCGGGACAGGCCCGCCGACAACGAAAGGAAAACCATGCACGACATCGACATCACCGACGGGGTAGCCGCGTTCGCAGATTCGCGGACCCGCCAGCTCGCCAACGGCGAGACCGTCACCGACGCCTGGCACCGCCTCGGCACCCCGGTCGGCCACGCGATGACCGTGGACGAAGCCCTCGACGCCGCTCACATGCGCGGCTGGGACGTCCGCAAGGTGCCGCTGACGGCCAAGGTGCCCGGCCCTGACGGCGAGGACATCGAGGTCACCGTCCCCGGCAAGTTCGCCACGCTGCGGACGAACCCGGTGAACGGCAAGGTCGAGGCGCTGGGCGTCGTCGGCAACCACTGGCAGCCCTTCCAGAACGAGGCGACCACGGCGCTGCTCGGCGACATCACCGAGGCCAGCGGCGGGCACATCGAGACCCTGGCGGGCCTCGACGGCGGTCGGCGCACGTTCGTCACGATGGTCATGCCCGACTGGATGGAGCTGAAGGGCCTCGACGGCTCGGTGGACAAGACCAGCCTGTACCTCAGCATCTTCAACTGGCACGACGGCGGCGGCTCGCTGGTGGCCAACATCAGCCCGGTTCGGGTGGTGTGCGCCAACACTCAGCGGATGGCCGAGAGCATGGCGGTCTCACGGGTGGCGCTGCGCCACACGGGCGACCCGCGCGCTCGGATGGCCGAGGTCCGCAACCTGCTGGGCCTGACGTTCAAGCTGGGCGACACCTACGTTGCTGAGTGCGAGCGCCGGATCGCTCAGTCGCTCGACAACGTGAAGGTGCTCGACATCTTCACGGGCCTGTTCGGGGTCGAGGGCGCGACCACCGAGCGCCAGAAGAACAGCCGCATCGAGCGGGTCAACACGGTCATGGACCTGTACCAGACCAGCCCGACGGTCAAGCCGTTCTACGGCACGGCGTTCGGCGCGTACAACGCGGTCACCGAGTACTTCGACCACCTCGCGCCGGTCACGGGCGAGGCGAAGATGGAGGCCGAGGAGGCGGCGATCAAGCGCGCCCAGCGCACGCTGCTCAGCGCCGAGGTCAGCGACATGAAGGCCAAGGCGTTCGCCGCCGTGATGCCCGCCTGAGAGTCCACCTGGGAGGCCCGGTCGAGCTAGTGGGCCGGGCCTCCCGCCCTACCCAGATCGCACACAACCACCAAGGAGAACACCATGAGCACAGCCGCCGAACTGGTCCGCCAGGCGCAGGAAGCGCGCCAGCGAGCCGACGAACTGGCCCGAGCCGCCGCCGAGGCGGCGCGCCTTGAGCGCGAGGCCAGCCGCCCGAAGATGCCGCCGGTCAGCGCCGAGGCCACCGCGCCGCCGGTCGTGCGGTTCAGCCGGTACATGGCGGGCCGGGCCTACCACTACGCCGCCGTCGGCTGGCGTGACGGTCGGCACGTCCGCTGGGTGGTCACCGGCAGCGAGGCCCGCCGGTTCAACTGGCCGGGTCTGCTGGAGTTCATCGGCGAGGCCAACTGGCCGACGATGGAGCTGGCCATCGACTACGCCTCGATGATGCCCGAGGGCGGCGAGCCGCCCGCCGCCGAGGTGATGGGCCGGTTCGGTCGCGTCGAGCGCACCGAGGACGTCGTAAGCCCGATCGTCGGGTACGGCCAGTCGCGATTCGCTCGCGGCGGCATGGTCGGCCCGTACGAGGGGTAGCCGTTCCCTGACGCCCGGCGGCGGGCAGTGTCAGACCCAGATTGCCGCCGGGCGTCGGCCCATCCACAACCACCCAACCGTCCAGAAAGGACACCTGATCATGTCAGACCAGACCACCGCCGCCGAAGGGCCGAAGTTCCCTGAGGTGTTCGTTCAGCTCACCGGCCAGGACGGCAACGGGTTCTTGATCGCCAGCCGGGTACGCGGGGCGCTCGACCGAGCGGGCCACAGGGACGCCGCCCGCGAGTTCTTCGATGAAGCCCTCAGCGGCGACTACGACCACCTTCTGGCGACCGCCATGCGCTACGTGAGCGTGGCCTGATGGACCCGAACGCCGCCCTCGATGAGCTGAGGGCCATCGCCGCCCGCGTCCGAGCCGATCACCGGCTGACCCATGCCGACGTCGAGCGGGCCGGGGAGCTGTTCGACGCGCTCGACGGCTGGCTGACCCGAGGCGGGTACTTGCCCGCGCCGTGGGACAAGGCCCGCCCGGTCTGGGCTGGCGGCGCTGGCCAGTTCGCCTCGCTGGCGCTGAGCGGTTCGGAGGTAGGTGCGGAGTGACCCGCGCGGCTGGTGACCGCTGCCCCGGCTCAGACGGGCCTCCAGGGCGTGTCTGGCGCGGCAAGGCGACCTGTCCCCGGTGCGGTCGGCGGTTCGAGCAGAAGGCCGACGGGCTGGTCCGCCGACATGAACTGCGCCCAGATGAGCTGCGCCGCCGGGTGGTCACGCAAAAGTAATCGCAAATTGCCAGCTAGGAGGGTTTGACAAACCCGACTAAGGCGGGTTAATGTAGTCACATCAGCCCGGCGGTCAGCCGCCACAACCGATAGGAGACCATCATGGCCACAACCACCACGCAGCGCGCGATCAACGTCAGCCACAAGGACGGCGCGTTCTGGGCCACGCCCGAGGACACCATCGAAGCAGGTCTGTTGAACGGCATGATCGAGGCGAGCCGCTGGGCCGCAAAGGTCGGCCTCGGCGCGGTCGCCTGGGACCAGATCACCGATCGGTTCGTCAAGGGCCACGCGATCGCCAGCGGCGAGCGCATCGTGGTCGCCTGGGAGGGCCTGCCCCTCGCCGTCGAGGACGAGCTGAACGACTGGATTTTCGAGCACGTCGCCTGACCATCCCCGACCGGGGCGGGCCTTCCGCCCCGGTCCCCTTCCCCGGCGGGATCGCCCGCCAGAGAGGAGCCGATCATGGCTCGCCGCATCACTCACTACACCGTGCAGTACCGGGCCGACGCCAGCCGTCAGCCGCAGGTCTGCCAGATCAGCGACCGGGCGCGGGCCTGGGCGTTCATGCGCGAGGTCGAGGCCGCAGGCGGCATCGCCGGGTTCCCCCAGGCGGTGTTCGCGTGAGCACGCTCATCCCCGCCGCAGACCTCGAAGTCGGCGACGTGTACCGCTCGCGCGGCTCGCTCCGCACGCTGGAGGCCGACGCCTACGTGGTCAAGGCGATCCGCACCGTGCGGACGGTCGAGACCTACCAGGTGATCGAGGCCGAGAACATCCGCACCGGCCTGGCGGCGTCGATCAACCTGTTCCGCGACGTCGAGGTGCTGAGGCTGGAAGAACAGCAGCTCCGCGACCTGAAGGGGTACCTCGACGTCATGGCCGAGGGCGAATCGGTCTCGATCGTCCGTCACGCCGGGCGGTTCTGGTGCTGAGCGACCGCGAGCGCCCTGGGCCTGTCCCAGGGTCAAGCTCGCGCCGCCGGGGCAAGAGCAAGGAGGTTCGCAAGCTCCTCGACGCCATCGAGCGCGCAGGCGGCGAGGTCGTGCCGTGTCGCAACCGCGACGGGCACTGGAAGGTCTACCTCGATGGCGAGTACATCGGCGGGCTGGCCTCGACGCCGAGCGATCACCGCTCGACGCAGAACGACATCGCGCGGCTCAGGCGGCGCGGTCTCAACATCGACACGAAGGGGAGGTACGCAGGATGATGGGTTTGCCGAAGGGTCTGGGGGACGTCGCCGAGACCGTCAGCGAGTTCAAGACGGCGATGGACCAGTTGAACGCCCGCCTCGACATTGCGACCGATGCGATGGTGGCCGGGCTGATCGGCGAGCACGGCACCGACGAAGCGGCGCGGCTGCTTGAGTCGGCCAGGTCGATGCGCGAGGCGCTGGGCCTGACCGGCGAGGCCGACCGATGAAACGCGCCGTCGTCGCCGCCCTGGTCGCGCTCAGCGTGGCCGGGTGCGGCGAGGACACGCCTCGGGTGCCCGAGCACGGGCTGGTGATCGACGCCGACTACACGCCAGCGTGGATGCAGTGGATGCCGGGCACGACGTCGTGTTCGGGAAACCCGCCCGTGTGCATCAGCTCGCCGGGCTATCCGATCTTCTGGCCCGAGCGGTGGGACGTCACCGTTCGCGACCTGAACAACCCAGACTGGACCGGCACGGTCGAGGTGGACCAGGCGGTCTACAACCGCTGCAATCTGAGGGAGCTGTGGCCGGAGTGTTCGCGCGAGGGCGCGGGCGACGTCAGGCAGGATGAGCGACCATGAAGCGCCGCGACCAGGAGGCCAGGGACGCCGAAATCGTGCGCCTGGCCAAGCTGTTCGTCCCGACCGCGCGCATCGCTCGGGTGGTGAGGTGTTCGCCTGAGATTGTGCGCCGGGTCAAGAAGGCCCACGGCATCGACCAGACCGCCCACATGCCGCCGCTGACGACCGCCCAGCTCGCCCGCGCCGAGACCTTGCTGGCTGACGGGTGCTCGCGAAACGAGGTCGCCCGCACGCTCGGGTGCTCGAAGGACCAGCTCAGGCGAGCCTTTCCCGAGGCGCGCTGGTCGATCGAGGAGCGCCGCCAGGCCGAGCACGACACGGGCCAGCGGGCCAAGAACTCGCCCCAGCTCCACCGGACCAGGCCGAAGGGCTGGTGCGCGCCGAGCGTGGTCGATGGCCCGCCTGATGCCCAACGGTAACGATCGAGGGTCGAGCTACGACCGCCGGGCGCGGCGGGCGTGGCTGCTCAGCCCGGCCTCGGGGTTCGGCGGCGATGGCGTCAAGGTGCCGTGCTGGGAGTGCGGGGCGATGGTCAGCGACCGCACCATCCACGTCGATCGGATCGTGCCCGCCCACCAGGGAGGCCGGTACATCCGCTCGAACATCAGGCCACACTGTCCAACCTGCTCGCACCGCGAGGGTCAGCGGGTGATGGCCGCGCTGCGCGCTGCCGCCGACCCGTACGACGCTGACGGGTTCTGCCGGTCGTGTGGCGTGGAGTTCTGGGCCAGCCGCCGCGCCGGTCACGCCGGGGACTGCCCGGTCGGCGTCGAGGAGGCCCGCGCCGATGGCTGGTAAGTCGATCGTCTTGGAGGCGGGCCTGGCGGCGTGCGCCTCGGGCGCGGCGGACTGGTGTCCCCGATGCGGGCTGACGCGCTACCGCTCGGACATGCGCTGGCTCGGCGACCTGTACGCCTGCCGGGCGTGTCTGCCTGAGGCGATCGAGCTTCCAGAACCGTGATGACCGAGGTATCACGCCCTCGGCGCGGGACCGCCCTTGTGGCCGCTGTGCTTGGAGGCGGGGAGGCGGCGGTACCTGACCTTCGGCCCGCCCTTGGTTTCGTGGGACTTCTTGCGCGCCCAGGGCTGGTGCGTGGCCCAGGCCCAGCGCCACTGCTTCTTCGACTTGAAGCCGCGATAACCGCCGCCGCGCCGGGCGAACTGGCCGACCCCGCCCGAGCGGGCGCTGAGGGCGACGGTGCCAGCGGAGCGAGAACGGGCGATCTTGGGCGCTGAGCGCCCCAGGGAGCGCCGACTACCCCGCTTGGCTGACGTCGGCCCGCGCCGACCCTTCCGTGCTGCCATGATCGACCACCTCCGAGACCATTGTGTACCCGCGCCGTGACGCCTTGACGCGCTCGCGGTACGCCGCCTGGGCCAGGCGATGGTGCTCGCGACACGACTCCTTGCCGGTGCGGGGATGGGTGTAGGTGTTGTACTTCGTCTTGGGGCACCCGCACCCGAACACTGGACCCTTGGCCATCACCTGAGTCAGCAGCCGGTCGCGCTGAGCGGCGTAGCGCACCGCTGCCTGTTGGGCCTCGGCCAGCTCGCGGCTCAGGCGCGCCACCTCGGCCTGGACCATGCGGTGAGTCATGTCGGCGGCGTCGATCGTGTCACGGTAGGTCCGCATGACCTGGCCGGTCGCCTCGGCGGCGATCGCCCGCACCAGCCGCACCGAGCAATCGAGCCGTTCGGCGATGGCCTCGGCGGTCAGCCCTTCGTCGTAGTAGAGACCCACAACCACCCAGGCCCGATCCGCGCCTGAGAGGTCGGCCATCGTGGTGCGCGAGCCAGCCAGCACGGCGGGGATCAGCAGGTCATCGGGCGACCAGCGTTCGGTGTCCTCGTCGCGGGCTGAGGTCACGGGTGCTCCCCGACGGCGCAGCGGTCGGCGACGTGAAGCGCCGCCACGCTCACGCCCAGGTCGGCCAGGATCAGCCCGACCGTCACCGCCGCCGCGATCGCCACGGCGACCAGAACGCCCTGGCGGCTCACGCCGCGCTCGCGATCTGAGGCACCATGACGTCGCCCTGGTAGTCGATGACGGCGCGTTCAAGCTCGGCCAGCGGGATCAGCGCCTCGCCGTTGATGCCCCAGTCCGACGACCACTGATTGCGGATGCGGGCGAGCTTGCGGTCCCAGCGGACGCCGCGAAGCACCCATTCGTGGCCCATGCCGCCGTCGAGGGCGGACTTGATCTGGCGCTCCGAGCCGAGGTGGATCACGCCCTTGGAGTCGGGGTCGCCCATCGCCTCGGTCCAGATCGTGCCGACCAGCACGGGCTGAACCTGACCCTGGGCGAGCATCTGATCGAAGCTGAACGTCCACAGGTAGGCGTCGATCACGCCCGCCGCCTTAAGCGCCTTGGCCACGCCCAGGCCCGAGGAGCCGCCGTCAGTCGGTGGCCAGGTCCATTTGAACGGGTCGGCCTTGGTCGCCTGGCTGTAGATCGAGGTCGCGTCCTGGCCGTCGAGGTAGCTGCGGTCGCGCTCCATGACCAGGCGATTCCAGCGGGCGCGGGCGACCAGGGCGCGCGAGCTATTGAGCCAGTTCGCCGCTGCGAAGCCGGTGCAGCCGTTGAGCTGGCCCTGATCGAGCACCGGACCCATCGGGTGAAGCCAGCTCGCCGGGCGCAGCGCCCGCCTCGGCGCGGCGTAGGCCCTCGACTGAGGATCGTGCTGGACCAGCCGCCCGGTCGCCCGCTCGGTCACGCGCTCGCCTCCAGCTCGGCGGCGATGTCGTCGGCCTTGGCGGTGAGCTGGTGGCTCATGCCCAGCCACGCCTCGGCCTGGGCGACGTCGGTGGCCATCACGCCCTGAGCGCGCCAGTAGAGCTTTCCGGCTTCGTTGCGGAGCCAGGTGACCACGGCGCGGCGCTGATCAGGGAACATATCGGCGAGCCGCACGCCCTCCTGGGCCAGCGACATCGCCACCTGATCGGCGGTCGGGCCGCGCTCGGGTCGCTGTTGCTGAAGTAGGCCGAGGTCTGACACGTCGCCAGGGTAGCTCACGCCTCAGCGATCGGCCTCGAAGTGGACCGGGCAAATGTCAACGAACGGCCCTCCCAGGTGGCATGTGCAGCCGCCGACGCCGACGCCCATCGCCGCCTGAACCTTGGCGCTCGGGCGGTCTGGCCCGCGCAGCGCGTCAGCACCTCCCCACGGGCCAGGGAGAACCCGCCCGGCCACGTCGTCGCGAGCGGCCAGGCGTCGGCCCTGACGCCCGTCGGCTCGGTTGAAGATGCGCCGCCACCATTCGAGCCGAGGCCCGCTCCAGGTCCAGCAGTCGAGCACGCCGGGGACGCGCTGGTCCAGGGCGATGTCGCCCCGGCCCACGGTCACGTCGAACGCCACGCCCAGGTACCCGCCCTGGGAGGCGATCACCGAGAACGACCCTGGCCGTATCTCGAACCCGTGAGCCTCGGCGTAGCTCTCGGCCACCAGGCGCGCCGCCGCCACGTTGTCGTCGGTCGCGCCCTCGGGCAGCGTCACCCGATGGCGCTCGACCAGCTCGGCGCTATGGGTGGCCAGGGCGTTATCGTGCTCGCAGTCGAAGCCCATCGGGTCAGGCGGGCACCCGCACTCAGTCGATGTTGGACCAGTCGGCGTCGGGATCAGCGGCGTCACTCCCGGCACCTGGGTCGGCAGCGCCAGCCGATCGAGATAGCTCGGATCGGTCCCAGAACGAGTCGGGGATGGCGCTCGGGTCGAGGATGGGCTGGCCGAGCCGCCACGGTCCCGCGACGGGAACAGGGTCACCGGCTGGCGCTGGCTCAGCCTCGGCAGCCAGTCGAGCATCCTCATCAGCCGGTTCGGGCGTGACGTCGATGATGGCCTGGTCGTCATGTCGTCGGACACGTTCTAGCTCCTTGAGGGTGGCGGGGTCGAGGGCGTTGATTCGCTCGATGAGTCGGGCTGCTTCGTTGGCGAACTCCTCCTTGGTCACCCCGGCCAGCAGCTTCACCGGCTGGTCGAGGCCGAGCAGCCGCGCCTCGCGATCGAGGGCGCGGAGGATCGTCGCCGCCGCGTCCTTGTCGCCGCGCATCATCGCCGGGTAGTTGGCCCGCTGAATGTCGAAGATCACCGCGCGATGGCGGGCGATGACGTCGGTCGGCTGTTCGTTGTTGATGTCGCGGCGCACGATGGCCAAGTCCTTGCGAACCGTGGCGATCGACACGCCGCACTCCTTGGCGATCGCCTTCAGCGTGCCGCCCGCGTTCTTCAGGAACATCACCTTGACCCGACGCTCCAGAAGCTCGGCGTCGATCAGGTCGGCGAGGTCTGAGTCCATGTCGTCGGGCTGTTCCATCGCTGCGGTCATCGGTCCTCCTGTGGGCCTGGGGCGACGGCGACGTACGGGCCATAGACCCGCCCGCCCGCGTCGGGATGGATGTGCTGGCTGGTGATCGCGAAAGGCAGCCACGACGTCACCAGCCAGCCGCCGCCGAAGAAGTCGGGCACGGGCGTCCATAGCGCGCAATCGACGTCGGCCCAGACCGTGCCGTCCCGGTGAGCCTCGGTCAGCTCGGGGACCACGGTGCCGACCTCGATCATCGGTCCTCCTCACGCATGTCCAGCAGTTCCAGGTCGCCCTCGGTCTCAGGGTCGAACGGCTCGGGGAACGCCCTGACGGCGTACGCCTCGATCCGCTCCTCCATTGTGAGCGGGCGGTCGCACGGCTCCAGGCCCAGGCGCGCCCTGACCTCGGCGTCGGTCATGTCGGCGAGGCCCATCAGCGCCGCCTGAGGCAGCGCCCGGCCACGTCGGCGGGCCTTGCGGCGTCGGTCACGGCGGCTCACTCCTCAGCCGGTCGGTGGAAGGGATGGGCTTGACGCCGCCGCGCGCGTTCCATGCGCTCGGCGTCGGCGTCGAGCCAGCGTTCGATTAGCTGGGCATAGGTCAGGTCGGCCTCCACGGCGGCGAGCCTGAACCGTCGCCGCAGGTCAGGGCGCATTTTGATCGGCACCAGGACCGGCTCGACGCGCGGGCTGGCGTGGCTGCTCATGGTGCGCGCCGCCTGGCGCTCGCGGGCTGAGGGCATAGTCATGTCAGCAAGGTTAGCCCGTCACTCGCCGTCCAGCTCATCCCACTCGCGCTCCTCGGCGCGGGCCACGACCACGCGGGCGGGCGTCTGCTTGGTCTTGACCTCGGCGAGCTGATCGAACAGCGCCGGATCGACCTCGGCCAGGCGCTCGCTTGAGTACTGGCGTGTCCGCAGTTGCACGCTCCAGCCGTCGGTGAACGTCACCGGCCCGTCGGTCTCGCCGCCGTCCCAGCCGAACTCCGCAGCGATCTTCTCCAGCGAGCCGATCAGCCGCTCCTCGTCATCAGCGAGCCACCGCCGCCGCTTCCACGCCGGGTGCTCGCGATACAGGATGGTGGCCTGGTCAGGCGGCAGAAAGTCCGGCACGGCTGGCGTGTCGATGACCGGGATGGCCAGCTCGAACGCCGGGGGAGGCTTGACCTGGACCCACCGCTTCGCAGCCTGCGCCCGCTGCCACGCCTTGGGATCGGCCTTCTTGCACACCGCGCTCGCCACCGCTCGATACGTCGTCGGCTCGCCTGGCGTGGTCTGCCGCAGCTCGTAGCCGGTACCGCCGACGGCGCGGTGACCGACGTCGTACGCGCGCTTGACGTGCTCGAATACCTCAGCCCGAGCGGCGTCGATCTGCTTGATCTGAGCGCGGGTCACCGCCAGTTCGCGGACTGTCGCCGCGAACCCGGTCGGATGCCCGTGCTCGCTGGTGAGGGCGGCGTCGAACTGATCGAGTGTCATCTGATGCGTCGGGCCAGCCTTGGCCTTCCCAGGTCGGGCCGATCGGCGTCGAGGTGTCGTCATAACTAACCACGCTAACCCTCGCCGGTCATCTGCTCAAGGTGACGGCGTGGCGTGGCCGTCCGACGCTCGCGCGTGCGCCAGCCGACGCGCGAGTAGTCACCGGCAGAGCCGTTCGTGTTCTTGGGAGTCGGTCTCAACCACCCTGACCGGGGCGGGAGCGCAGCGACCTGGTGGCTTGCCAGGCGTTCGCCGCAAGCCTAACCAGCCTGTCAAGGTCATTATCAAGGCCCTTGACAATCTCGGGGTGCGCCGACTATCCTGACGCGCGCACGCGCGCGGGGCGGCGTCCCTGGTGGATTCGATTGACCGTGACTCCCCCGCCCTTGTCGGGCTAGTGTAGCCGACATGACCGATCATCTGCCAGCCCGCCAGCCGACCGCCACCGGACCCACGGGCGTCCCGCTGAGCCAGACCCCGACCGAGGCGCTGGCGTTCGCGCTCGGGTACGTCGTCGCCCGCCCGGTCCACGCCGACCAGTACGGCGGGGTCTGTGCTCTGGTCGAGGAAATCATGCGCCGCGATGCGCGCACCGACGCCGCCACCGACCGCGACCCCGCCCTGGACGGCTCGCTGTGGGCGATGCTGATTCGGTACATGCCAGCGGCGCTCGCGGCGGCGGTGCAGACCCTCTACATGGCCCACCGAGGCCAGCGATGGCACCACTCCGGTCGCCGCGACCCCGGTCAGCCTCAGGCCATCATCGACGGCGGTGCATGAGTACACCCGCCATTGTCGGGCAACACCTCGACGCCGAGGCCGATCGTCTGATATAACCTGACTAACCCAGGCGGGAGACGCCCGCCGGGTACCAGAGGAGAACACAATGCTCAGACCCACATTCGCCGCCGCGTCGATCGCGCTCGCCCTGGCAGGTTGCTCGGCGAACCCGACCGCCGCGCCGACGGTCACGACCACGCCCGCCGGGGTCAGCGTCAGCCCGCTCGATCTGGCCCGCGCGCTGACCGACCCGACGCCGGTCTGGCAGCCGACATCGCTCGCCGAGCTGATGACCGGCCCGCCCGCCGATCAGCCGCACCCCGGCACCGGGGATCGCCCCGGCCCGGCGACGATCAACCTCAGCGAGTTCGGCAACATCGACGCCATCCCGACGTGCGTCGAGGAGGACTGCTCCGACCAGCCCGGCCAGATCGGACTGTGGCTCGACCGCGATACCGGCAACTGGTGGTTCTCCACCGGGGAGGGCCAGTCGTCCCTGGTGATTGACGACACCGGAGAGGGCGTTCGCTGATGGCGGCGCACAAGGGCGAGACCATCACCGCCGGGGAGCTGCACGCCGGTCACATCGGCACGCTGATCCGCTTCCGCGAGTTCGACCCCGGCGCTGAGGTGGCCACCATCACCACCGCCGAGCTGCGCCAGCTCAGCCACGACGGCACCGGAACGCATGTGGTGTTCGGCCTGGGCGCTGAGCGTGAGACCACCCTGGCCCATGACCAGACCCTCACGCTGCGCCCGCCCGCCGACTACACCGACGTACCGGGCCTGATGGCCTACGACCAGGCGACCGTCGCCTGACCGAGCAACCGCCGCTCTGCCGGGCGGCGGGGCGGACGGGCGTTGAGCACACAGCGCCCGCCCGCCATCCCCAACCGAACCACAACCAACGGAGGCGATCATGCCAACTGACCAGAGTGGACCGATTCCGGTCCCGACCCCGACCGACCTCGACGGCGGGATCACGTTCCTTCGCTCGACCACCTCGACGCGCATCGACCGCGAGGGCGACGGCTCCGAGCGCACCAGCGTCGAGCACACCGCGCGGTTCGCCATCGAGCCGGGCGCGGTGCCTGACCTGACCCACAAGTACGGCTCCCAGACCTTCCGCCCGCGCTGGCTCACCGCCACCTGGGACGACGGTCGCCTCAGCCGCATCGCCGTCACCGGCCCGCGCGTGCTGAAGTCAGGCAAGCTCGCCGGGACCGGCGACATCAACCGCAACGTGAACACGCGCGACTTCGACTGGTCGCGCCATGACATCGAGCGCGGCCACGGCTACGAGGGCACGCCCGTCCCGGCGGCGATCACCGAGCGGCTGAACGCCTACGAGGTGGCGGTCTCGACCCAGACGGGCCGGTCGTGAGCACCCCGAGCGGCATGATCCGCGACTCCCGACACCTCCGCACCCTCCCCGACGGCACGATCATTAGCTGGCTTCGCATCCCCGGTGACGCCACCAGCGAGGCGGTCGCGTTCGTGCGCCGCGAGGTCGATCCCGAGCAGGGCGTGGTCGTGTGGATCAGCCCTGGCGGCTGGTCGCCCCACACCATCGAGGACGCGGGCGTGACCTTCCCGTGCGAGGTGATTCGCCTGGGCGCGTTCCACCCTGACCAGTACCCGGCGGCTGAGGAGCTGCCGGTGCTGACCGAGGCGCTGGCCGAGGTCGGCGAAATCCACGGCGGCACCTGGGCGCGCGAGGCGGCGCTGGCGGCGGCGGCGAGGGTCTACCAGGGCCTCGGCATCCCGCTCGGGCTGGAGGCCAGCTCGATCGTGCTGGCCACCGCTGAGCACTTCGAGGACTGGCTGGACCGCGACGTCGCGCCCGAGCCGCCCGAGCGCGACATGGTGGGCTACGCGATGGAGGGAGAGTGATGGCCGAGAGCGCCCCGGTCGTGCTCGGGTACTGCCCCGCGTGCGGCGGACACGACACGCTGCGCCTGGTCCCCGGCCAGGGCTACGTGAGGTGCAGCGCCGACGACTGCCCCGACCCCGACGCGGTGAGCGACCTGCTCGACCCGCCCGAGGGAATGCACATCCGCGATCATCTGGTGAAGCTGACCCGCGACCAGGTGAACGTCCAGCACCCGATGATCGAGCGTATCGAGGGCGAGCTGTTCGGGTGCGCCGTGGCGTCGGCCATCATCGAGGCGGGCCGGTCGGCCCTTGAGGACGGCACCTACGCCGTCCAGGTGACCGACCTCGCCGACCACCCGAACGACTGGAACTGGGAGAGGATCAGGTGACCATCACCGGCACAGCCAGGGCGGGATCGCCGCGAGTACCGAGCCGATCGTGGTTCGATCCCGTCCTGGGCGCGACCCTGGCCACTGGAGCCGACGCCGTGGCGGCGGTCGAGCGGTTCTGCTCGCGGCTGCCCCGGCGCTCGACGGTCATCGCCGCCGACATCGAAACGCCCGGCCTCGACAACACGTTCACGATCAACTGCGTCACGGCTGCCTGGGCGTGGCCCGACGGCGACGTGCAGGCGATCTTGCTCGACCCTCAGCGCGACGGCGAGCACCACGAACTGATCGAGCGGCTGTTCGACCACGCGGCGCGGCTGGTGTTCCACAATGCGCCGTTCGACACGCCGCCGCTGTTTCACGCGGGCCTGTTCAGCAAGGCGACGATCAACCGCCTGACCGACACGCTGCTGCTGGCGCGGTTCGCGCTGCCCGACGTGATGATCCCGAAGAACCTGGAGGCGCTGGCGATTCGTCACCTGGGCCTGGCCGATAACAAGGGCGGGATGGCGCTGGCGTTCAAGGCGGCGGGGTACAAGACGCAAGCCGCCGGGTTCGAGGGCATGGACATCGACAGTCCGATCTATCGGTTCGGGGCGATGGCCGACACCGTGGCGACCCTCGCGCTGGAGCCGGTCTTGCGCGCCGAGGGCATCCGCTGGTCCCAGGACCACCCGTTCGTCACCTACGGCGCGACGACCGACGCCGAGGCGGAAGCCCTTCTCGCTACCCAGGAGACCGTCCACCGGGTCATGTTGCGCCGGTCGGCGGTCGGGCTGAACGTCGATCGCGCCTACCTCGATCGGTACGCCGAACAGGTGGACATCGAGCGCAACCTGGCGATCGCCGAGCTGGCCGCGCACGGGCTGGAGGGCGGGACCGGCAAAGGGCCGAAGCTGATTCAGTATCTCGCCGACCGGGGCGAGCTGCCTCAGCCGTGGCCGCGCACGCCCGGCGGCAAGCCCAGGGCCACCAAGGCGGACATGGAGTTCTTGGCCGAGCACAACCCGCTCGCCGCCGCCCAGCGAAAGCTCGCCGTCATCGAGAAGGTCGAGGGCTACCTGGCCAAGGTCGATCGCCAGGCCAGCGTGACCGGGCGGTGCCACCCTCAGGTCGGCGTGCTGGGCGCGTCGGCCACGGGCCGCATGTCGTACGGCTCGCCCGAGCTTCAGCAGTTCCCCGCCGAGGCGCGCCCGGTGATCTGCGACGACGGTCAAGGGCTGACGTCGATCGACTGGAGCCAGATCGAGCCGGTCTGCATGGGCCTGATGGCGCGGGACGAGGCGTTTCTGCGCCCGTTCGAGGCGGGCGCTGACCTCTACGAGCCGATCATGCGGAGCTGCGGCATCGACCGGCCCACCGCCAAGGTCGTTCTGCTGGCCACGATGTACGGCCAGGGCACGACGAAGATGGCCGCGACCATCGGCCACACCGAGGAGTCAGCCGCCCAGATCAGGCGGCAGATGTTCGAGGCGATGAAGCGATCCGAGCGATGGATGTTCAAGGTGCAGGAGGTGGCGCTGACCCACGGCTGCACCGTCACCGCCGCCGGGCGCATCTTGCCGGTGGACGAGGGCGGCGTGTTCAAGGCGGTCAACTACACCGTCCAGGGATCGGCCTACGACGTGCTCGCCGCGACGATCGAGGAGATGGAGCGCCGGGGTCTGGGCGACCACCTTCAGCTCGCGATGCACGACGAACTGGTGGTGGACACCGCCGTCGCCGAGGAGGTGCAGCAGATCATGCTCACGCCGCCGCCGTTCCTGATCAAGTGGGCCGAGCGAACCCCGACGCTTCGCACCGACCGAGCCGACATGGGAGGTGCGTGGGCCAAGGTTTAAGCTGACCGTCATGGGCGGCAAATGGAACCCAGAACGAGAAGCGCGACGTCGAGCCAAGGGACCGAGGGACAAGGGACGCCACCGAGCTAACTACCTCAGGCGCACCTACAACCGGACGGTCGAGTGGTTCGACCAGACATTCAAGGAACAGGAGGGACGATGCGCGATCTGCGGTCGCGAGGCGGCGCTGAGCGTTGACCACGACCACAACTGCTGCCCCGGCGAGAAGTCGTGCGGCGAGTGTGTTCGAGGGCTGCTCTGCACCATCTGCAACCGCGACCTCGGGCGGTACGAGAACGCCGACTGGCGCGCCAAGATGGACGCCTACCTGGCCAAGCACCGCCGATCTAGTGCCCGACACGACGATGCACCACAAGATGTAGCGGCAGCTAATCCGTTGCCGCCCAAGGGTTTAGGCTGGCCGGTCTGACCCTCGCTCACAACCACAACCACGAAAGGTCCACCATGTCACGACAGGACGACATCGCCCGCGATGTCGAGGCGGTCAAGCGCGCCGCCGACTCCCAGGGCGCGGGCCGAGGCCAGGGCTTTCCCCCGGTCAAGGGCTTCGGCACCGATGGGTTCGATATGCCCGGCGACTGCTCTTGCCCCGACCTGGCCACGCTCGACCCGGCCTGCCCCGAACACGCGCCCGCCGCGACGTGCGACACCTGTCGCGGGGTCGGCGGTCACGTCGGCGGGTGCCCGGCTGACGACGGCTCGCGGGTCGCGCTGACCACCGACGAGATTGCCCACGTCAACGCTCCCAGGGCGCTCCGCGATCCGGTCGGCCTGGCCGCTGGCCTGCCCGAGAACTGGGGCGAGGGTCGCCACCAGGTCACCGCCGAGGTCGGCGACGGCGAGCCAGGCCCGCTCGAATCGGCCCTGCGCGCCGCCGAGGGCTGGACCGGCCCAGGCCCTCAGCTCTACGCCGACCCACCGCCCATCCCGCCAGCGGCCAGTCCCGACGAAGTGACCTCGCTGCTCGACCGGGCGCGCCAGGTCGCGCCGACCTCGACCGGCGAGCACGCCCGCGCCATCTGCGAGGAGGCCGCTGACCTGGTGAACGGCGACCGCAACGCCGACTATGGCGATGCGCTCGACAACTTCACCGAGACCGGCGCGCTGTGGGCGGTCGTGTTCGGCCACCCGGTCAGCGCCGAGCAGGTCGCCCTGTGCCTCGACCTGGTGAAAACCGCCCGGCTGATTCACCACCTCGACCACGCCGATAGCTGGGTGGACAAGGTGGGCTACAGCTCCCTCGGCGGCGGCATCGTCAAGCGCCGCGCCGACCTCGACAACTGACCCGCTCGACCACGACCACGAAGGACTACACCCATGCTCGGAAGTGCCCCGCTCGAAGCCGTCCTCGGCTCGGGCATCGACAACCGCGACCACGACGCCGTACGGGCGTTCGTCCGCTCAGCCGCCGACCTCGGGCTGAGTCTGCTGTTCATCTACCCCGACTCCAAGGTGCCCGCTGACCTGCGGACCCCGGCCAAGCGCAACGCCGACGACAAGGCCGCGCGCGAGGCGGCTCAGGCTGCCGGTCGCCGGGACTGGGCCACGGTCAAGAGTCCCGCCGGGCTGGCGCTGGCGACGTCGGACAAGGCCACCCTCGACCGCTACCTGAAGCGGTACATCGAGCTGTTCTCGACCTGGGCCGAGGTCGAGGGAGGCCAGGAGGTCACCTACTCGAAGAAGCGCCTCGACGCTGGCGAAATCGCGATGACGATGCCCGCCGCTGTGAACCTCGCCGTCGAGGTCGGCGGCTCGGGCGTGGTCGTGATCGACTGCGACACGAAAGGGCAGATGGCCCGCTGGTTCGAGGTGGCCGAGGTGGGCGACCAGTTCATTCCGCCGACGGTGCTCACGCCCGGCCACATGGGACCGGACGCCGACCCCGCCGACCCGTCCACCTGGTCTCACGCCGACGGCGGTCACTTCTGGTTCACCGTGCCCGATGAGCTGCTGCCGGTGTTGCCGCGTCACCTGGGCGCGATGACCTGGGGCGGCGACAACGGGTTCGCCGTGCTCTGGGACCGGCGCTATGTGCTGATCCCGCCCTCGACCCGGCCCGAGGGCAAGTACGAACAGCTCGGCCACGTCTACGAGCTGCCCGACTGGCTGGCCCGCGCCATCATGGAGGCCGGGGAGCGCCGGGTTCAGCGCGCCGAGGCGGGCCAGCGCGACCGCGAGGACGGCGACCTTGCCAGCGCGGTCGATGCCTGGGCCGAGGGCGTGTCGTGGGAGTCGATCCTTCAGCCGATGGGCTGGGTGCCCGCGCCGCGCGCCGACAACTGCGGGTGCGCGGTCTGGACAGCGCCGGGCAACCACGCCAGCCCGAAGTCGGCCACCGCTCACGACACGGGCTGCACCGCCGGTCGCTACACCGAGGTCAATGCGCCGCTTCACCTGTGGACCGACCACGACGCGCCGCCGTTCACCGACCACATGGACGAGCCGGGCTGGTCGCCGACGTTCTCCAAGCTCCAGGCGGTCGCGCTGATCAACTTCGGCGGCAACGTCGGGCGGGCGATGGACGAAATGGGCGTCACGCCCGACCTGAGCGTGGAGCCGGGCCTTGATCCCAAGGGCGTGGACGCCGACCTCGACAAGAGCGGCAACGGCGACTTCGAGCTGCCCGACTACGGCAACGGGCCGGGCCAGCCCGACCCCGAGCAGGAGATGGCCGAGGCCGAGGCGGCGTTCGAGGCTGAGGGCGGCGTGGCCGCTGACTTCTGCGCCGCGTGCCAGTCCGCCGAGGGCTTGTTCGTCAGCGACGACGACGGCGTTCTGTGGCACGCCCGCGACGAGGACGACGCCGCCGAGACCGGCGGGCACCGCGCCGACGGCACCGACACCGACCCTCGCACGGGCGACCCGTTGCCGGGTTCGGAGAGCGAACCTCAGGGCCAGCCCGAGCCGACCGAGTACGCCGCCGACCTCAGCGACCTACCGGCTGACTTCGGCAAGGCCGAGACCGCCAGCCCGTACCGCGATGACGTCGAGGACGGCGACCCCGACGTGTTCGACTCCAAGCACAACGGCGTTCCCCGCATCGCGCCGTTCTCCCACTGGCGCGACATGCCGCCACCGGAGTTCATCATCGAGGGCCTGATCGAACACGGCGGGCTGAGCGCGATCATCGGCCCGCCGGGGATCGGCAAGTCATCGGTGGCGCTCGACATGGCGTGCCACATCGCGACCGGGAAGCGTTGGCAGGGTCGCCAGACACTCAAGACACGGGTGCTGTACCTCCCCGGCGAGGGCCTTTCCGGCGCGGTTCAGCGCATTCGGGCCTGGGAGGCGGCGCACGACGTCGAGCTGGACGAGAACCTGTTGCTCGGCAACGGGATCATCCTGGTCAACGCCCAGAACGAAGCCTGGGGCGACATCGCCGCCTACATCGCCCGCCAGGGCGTCGGGCTGGTCATCTTCGACACCTTCGCCCGCATGTCGGCTGGGCTGGAGGAGAACTCAGCGACCGACGTCGGGCGGGCGGTTCGCCGGTTCGACAAGCTCAAGGAGCTGACGAACGCCGGGGTCGCCGTGGTGCATCACACCGCCAAGCACGACCAGGGCGTGGCCCGTGGGTCGAGCGCGCTGAACGGCGCTCTCGACAGCGAGCTTCTGGTCCGCGCGGCGACCTGGGATACCCAGCAGATCGCCGACGACAACGGGCGGCTGCCGGGCAAGCCGATCGAGGTCTGGACGTCGAAGCAGAAGAACGCCGAGCAACTGGAGGACGCGATCCCGCTGCTGATGATGAACTTCGACCTCCCCGGTGACACGCGAGCGCCGCTGATCACCTCGCCCTCGGGCACGATCGACCCGATGCAGGGCGAGGTCGTGCTGGCTCGCGCGCTGCCCGAGCCGGTCGTGGAGACCGCCATCCGCATCCGCGAGCACGTCGATGGTCTGTCGATGCAGGGCGCGACCCGTACCGAGCTGGTTCAGGCGATCCACCCCGACGCCTACGCCCGCTCTCGGTCGGACACCTCGGCCTACTGGAAGCAGCGCATCGGCGAGGCTGTGGACAAGGGCCTGCGGTACCAGCTCATTCAGACCTTGACCGGCACGCCCTCAGGCTCGCGGTACATCCCCGACCTGGCGACGGCTGATCAGGCCCGCGCGGCGGCTGCCGCCGAGGTCACCGATTCCGACTAGACAAGCCCGACATTTATGGGTTAGTGTAGGTGGGCCGGTCGCCCGGCGACCCCGAGCGACTGGCACACCACACGCACCCGCACACGCCTCCCGCCACCCGACCCGAAAGCCGACATGACCGCCACCCAAGCACCCCGCCAGCTCCGCGACTACCAGACCGCCGCCGCCGACGCCATCGAGCGCGAGTGGACCGCCGGGAAGCGCCGCACAGGCGTCGTCCTCCCGACCGGCTCGGGCAAATCGACCGTCATCGGCGAGCGCATCCGCCGCGACTACCGCGCTGGCGAGCCGGTCGTGGCGCTGGCCCATCGCGGCGAGCTGCTCGACCAGATGAAGCGCGACCTGCTGGCGGTCGATCCCACGATCCCGCTGACCGACATCGGCATCGTCCGCGCCGAGGAGGACGACCACCACTGCCCGATCGTGTTCGCGACGTTGCAGACCCTCGCCACCGCCCACCGCCGCCAGGCCCTCGGGAAGCGCACCCGCATCTACTGGGACGAGGTTCACCACGCGGGAGCCGAGGGCTTCCACACGACGTTCTCGGAGCTGGGCGGCTACGACCACGCGCTGATGGCCGGGTTCACCGCCACGATGTACCGCGACCAGCGCGGCGTGATCGGCCTCGGCGACGTCATCGAAAGCATCGCCTACGAGAAGGACATCGCCTGGGCGATCCGAAAGGGCTTCCTGGTCAAGCCTCACGGGCTGACCGTCCGCATCAAGGGCCTCGACAAGCTCGATGACGTCCGCAACGTGGCGGGCGACTTCCACCAGGGAGAGCTGGCCGAGGTCATGGAGGCCGCAACCGACTACGTGGTGGACGCGATCAAGCTGCACGCCGCCGACCGCCGCCCGATCATCTTCGCCGCCAGCGTTGACGCCGCCCACCACATCGCCGACGCGCTGACCGACGCCGACTACCCGGCGGTCGCGGTGACCGGCGGCATCAGCTACGCCGACCGCCAGCCGATCTACGACGACTTCCGCTCGGGCGCGGCGCGGGCGCTGGTGACCGTCCAGGTGCTCACCGAGGGCGCTGACTTTCCGATGTGCGATGCGGTGGTGCTGGCCCGCCCGACCCGCTCGCGCAACCTGTACTCGCAGATGATCGGTCGCTCGCTGCGCCTGTTCGACGGCAAGGCCGACGCGCTGGTGCTCGACCTGGCCGGGTCGGCGCGGCAGATGAAGCTGGTCAACCTGACCCAGCTCATCCCAGGCGTGGACGCCAAGGAGGTCGATGAGACCGGCGAGCTGATCGAGCTGGCCGACGACACCTACGCCGATGACGTCGAGATTGCCCCGAAGCCGGTTCGCATGGGTCCGGTGGACATGGTGACCATCGACCTGCTCGCCAACGATGACACCCTCTGGCTGGAGACCCCGAAGGGCGTGCCGTTCATCAACCTGATGGAGAACAACGAAATCGTGTTCGTCTGGCCCGAGGACGGCTACCGCCCCGGTCGGCCCGGCCCGACCGGCGAGACCATCGAGTCCACCCGCTGGTGCGTCGGCCAGATCAACTCCCGCACCGGCAAGGGCGGCTGGGTCACCGCCTCGGGCCGGTACGTCAGCCACGACGGTCCCGACTACACCGACCTGCCCTCGGCGCTCGAAGCCGCCGAGGTGTGGATTGTCGAGAGCGATCAGCGGCTCCCGGCGCGCACGGCGAGCTGGCGGCGCAACCAGCCGCCCAGCGACAAGCAGCGCGCCCTCGCCCGCACGCTGAAGATCGTTGACTTCGACAACATGACCAAGGCCCGCCTGAGCGACGAAATCTCGATCAAGTTCGCCGCGAAGGTGCTGGACCGGGGCATCGAGAACTGATGCCCCGGCGCTCGACCACAACCACAACCACGAAGGACCGACCGTGAAGCTACTCATCGCCGAGGACGATGACGACCGCCGCGCGCTACTGGCGCTGGCGGGCCTGTCACCGCCGATTCAGTTCCCCGTGACCGAGGCCGACGCCGCCGAGGCCATGACGCCCGACGTGCCGCCGCGCCTGATCGCCGTGCCCGACCCCGAGCCGACGCCGCCCGCGCCCGTCGAGCCGCCGAAGAAAGCCGCTGAGCGCCCCGCTGAGCCGACGGGAGGCCCGTTCGGGTCTAACCACCCTGCCCCGCACGCCATCGCCAGCGAGGCGCACAGCCAGCCGCCGGGAATCAAGTGCCCCGCCGGGGTCGATGAGCTTGGCGAGCGGCTGTTCGACGCCTACTGCTTCCTGTTCGACCGCTACCGGGCCGAGGGCGGCATCCACTATCGGGCCTACGCCCGCCAGGCCGACCTGAAGGCCAGCACCGCCAGCTCGCGGCTGCACCGCCTGGTCGAGAAGGGCCTGGCCGAGAACCCCGGTAACAACGGCATCTTCAGGGCGGTCGTGGTCCATGACTGACACGCCCGGCCTGGAGGCCACCATCGGCGAGGGCCGCGACTGGCTCGAAGCCCGCATGTACGACGAGGGAGCCGAGTGCCCGTGCTGCACTCAGAACGTCAAGGTCTACCGGCGCAAGATCACCGCCTCGATGGCGCGCGTGCTGGTGGAGATGTGGACCGGCCATCGCCAGGGCTGGGTGCATCTGCCGTCGATCCGCTCGGCGGGCCAGGACGAGGTTCTGACGCGCCACTGGGGACTCATCGAGCGCGATGCTGAGGTGAGGCCCGACGGCTCGACGCGCACCGGCTGGTGGCGGCTCACGACCGCCGGGGTCGGCTGGGTCGGCGGCAACCTGACCGTCCCGAAGTACGCGGTGATCTTCGACAACCGCTGCCTGGAACTGGAGGGTGACCCGGTGACGATCACCGACGCCCTGGGCGATCGGTTCGACTACGGCGACCTGATGGCGGGCCGATGAGCACCGTCGCCGAGCAGTACCCGGCCCGCCGCCAGCCCGACGGCACCGTATGGCGGCGCTCGGGCAGCGGCGCTCAGGACGGCTGGAGCGCCATCGCCGAGTACGCCCATCCGAGCTACTTCGAGCCGGGCGCGCCGCCCGTCATCGAGACCGACCAAGCACCGACAACCACCGAGGAGACCACCATGACCGCGCTGACCGACGACTTCGAGGAGTACAGCCCACCGCGCTTCACCCAATGGATGCGCTACCCGCTGCCGCCCGAGCCGCCGCGCCCGGTGAGCAAGTTCAACGGCTGGGGCTGGTACCAGCTCCCCTCGCCGACGACGGGCCGACCGACGGGCTTTCCCAGGGCGACGACGATCGCCGACACCCTGGACGACACCTACGGGCTGAGCCGCTGGAAGCGCCGCGAGACCGCCGTGCGAATCTTCCAGCTCGCCACGATGGACCCGGCGACCGTGGTCTGGTCTGACGACACGGGCGAGACCACCGCCGCCGACTGCCTGGGCAACCTGGTCGATGCGATGAACGGGTCGAAGGTGACCGCCATCGACACGGTGCTCGACGTCATCGACAACATCATGGGCGGCGCTGAGGCCCGCGAGCTGGGCGAGTGCGCGCACGCCTGGCTGGGCGCTGTGAACGCCGGGACGGCGCTGCTGAGCCAGGTGCCCGACATCGTGTTGCCTCACGTCACCTACGGGCTGAAGGTGCTCGCTCACCGGGGCATCGTCGTGTTGCCCGAGTACACCGAGCGCACGATCCTGAACGACCAGGGCGAGGAGACCGTGGCCGGGAAGATCGACGGCATTGGTCGGCTGCTCACGACCGGCGAGCTGGTGCTGCTCGACGTCAAGACGAACAAGGATTTGAAGTACTCCTGGCTGAGCTACGGCGTGCAGGTCGGCGGCGTGTACGGCTGGGCGACCAAGGTGCTCAGCGACGACGGTCGCTCCTGGGAGCCGATGCCCGAGATTCGCGACGACTTCGCGGTGCTGCTGCACATCCCCAGCGACCGGCCCGAGAACGCCGCCGCCATCACCATCGACCGCTACTGGGGAGCCGAAACGATGGTCGCCAGCCTCGACACGCGCCGCCGCCGCAAGGAGGCCAAGGTCGAGGTGCCCAAGCACGCCATCCCGGTCCCCTCGCCTGAGGCCATCCGGTACTGCGAGGCGCGAAACGCGCTGAGCGCCATCACCTCGCCCGCTGAGGGCCAGGCGGTGTTCGAGACCTACCAGGACGTCTGGGACGACGCCCTGGGGGAGTTCGCGGCCAACATCGCGAGCTTGCTGTAACCCGTCCCTCGGGCTGGCGGCGACCTCGGTCGCGCGGCATCACGCCCGATCACCCATCCGCGCACGCAAACCCGCACGCGCACGACAGAAGGAGACCGCCATCATGGCCGGTTCACCGTTCAACAAGGGTGGCGCTGCCGCCACCGCTCCCGCCGCCAAGGCTGCGCCCGCCAAGGACGATCTGCCCGACGCGACGAACCTCGGCGAGGACAAGCCGATCAGCAAGGGCGACCCGTTCGCCGCTGCCGATCCGTCGGGGATCAGCGGCCACAAGATGCAGTACTTCTTGGGCCAGCTCATCCTCGTCCACCCGACCGAGCACGGGTCGATGAAGACCTCCACGAACAACTCGGACAAGCCCGAGAGCGAGTTCGTGCGGGTGGACATCATCCCGCTCACGGTGCCCGAGCCGGGTCAGCCGAACAGCCAGACCGCCGTCGCCCTCGATGATGGCCAGTTCGCCATCATCAACAAGGACGGCGACGTCGAGCCGTTCGAGCCGTTCGAGGTCGGCGAGCGTCTGGACGACGTTCTCGCCTTCCAGCAGGCGCTCGTTCGCGAGTTCAAGAAGGCGCTCGACAACGGCACCGCCTGGCTGCTCGGTCGGCTGGTCAAGGGCAACAAGAAGCCCGGCCAGTCCGCGCCGTACATCCTGGTCGCCGGGTCCGATGAGGACAAGGCGATCTACCAGGAGTGGCGGAACAAGGCTGCCGCCGCCAAGTAAGCCCGGCCTCGGGTGAAACGACGAACCCCGGTCTCCCTGATGGGAGGCCGGGGTTCGCTCGCTGGACCCACAACCACGTCGGTCTGTCGATCAGGTTAGACGCCAGACCATCAGGTGGACAAGGCGATACGCTCTGGACGGCTACAGCGTGTCGCCGCTGACCCTGACCCAGGTGTCGAACTGGAAAAGCTGGTCCCAGTTCGACCAGGTGCCGGGGAACAGGAAACACGTCGCGCCGCCGGGCGCGTGCTCGCGGATCATCTGGGCGGCGTGATCGACGGCGACCATGCCGTCCCAGTTGGCCTGAGCCGGGTCGGCGTACTGACCGTGGGCGTTGGTCGCGATGAACTTGATGGCGTCGAACAGCAGATAGACCAGGTTCGGGAGCTGAGCCATCAGGCCGAACGGGGTCAGCAGCGAGCCAATCACGCCGAGCGGGCCGCTGGTCATCATCCCCGCCAGCGGCGCGAGCACGCCGTTCAGAGCTTGGTCGAGCGGGTTCGATGAGCTGGTCGGCTTCTGGCCCATCAGCTCCTGCATCGCGTCCGAGGGGAACTGAGTGAACAGATAGCTCGCGAAGTCCAGCGTCAGCTCGGCCTTGGTCAGAATCTTGTAGAGCAGAAACAGCAGCCCTCGGGCCTGCGGGTACCAGTCGCCGGGGATGGCGTACGACCAGTAGCGGTCGCGGACCCAGGTCGGCTGCGGGGTGCGGCTGATGCCCTCGCCGGTCGTGTCGCCGTTCAGCGATCCCTCGGCGGGCATACACGGGTCGCCGAACGTCGAGACCCCGACGACGTGCTGACGCCATTCGGGCCTCAGGCGCGTCAGGAACTTCTGGACGCTGGTGCCGCCCATCGAGTACCCGAGCACCCAGATAGGCCGACCGACCATGCCCTCGTAGAGCCGGAAGCCCTCGTTCGCGAAATCGTTGGTCGCCTTCTCGAACGAGTGAGCGTCGGGCGGGTTGAGGAACGCGCGGCTGTCCGCCCAGACACCCTGGCACGGGTACTTCTGGCGCGGCGCGACCGGCGGCGGCGGCACGTACGCGCCGATCGCCGTCCGCACGTTGAGGTCGGCCACGCCGTCGGTTCGCATCGGGAGCTTGACCTTGAGCTTCATCAGCCGCTCGCGCTCGCGCGGGTCGGCGTTCATAAACATGGTCAGCTCCCGCAGCGCCAGCTCGGTCGCCTGGTCGAAATAGTCGTCCACCTGGACGCCGTACTCGGCGGCGTGGCTGTTCTTGGGGTAGGCCAGCGCCAGGCGGCGCTCGATCTTGGTCACCTCAGGGCCGCGATCGCCCTCGCCGTAGCCGATCCACTTCCCCTGGTCGTCGTGAGCCATCAGCGCGCCGCCTTCTTGGCGGGCGCTTTCTTGGCCGCTGGCTTCGCCGCTGGCGCGTCAAATGACGTCAGCAGGTCGGCGAGCTTGCCGCACAGCGGTTCGAGCTTCTGGGCGAACTCCTGAGCCGCCTCGAAGTAGTTCTCGGCGGCGTAGCTGCCCGGCGCTGGCCCGTCGGCGGCGACCCGGCGCACGTCGGCGACGTACTCGGGGTATCCGATCAGCGCGCCGAGGATGACCTTCTCGGTGTGGCCGTTGCCGTCGGTGTGCAGCAGCATCCCCACGGTGTCATCGACGCCCGCCCCGTCGCGGGCGAAGATCGAGCGCGAGGCCCAGGCGTTCGGCATCGAGCCGCCGCCGAGAATCTTGTCCACCGCCTTGTTCAGGCGATCGGTGTCTACGGCCATCAGCCAGTCATCCTCTCCTGTGGTTGTGTCGCCAGTCGGTCCCGCCGCCGCCCGCTGGGCGATCTGGTCACGGAACCATCGCATGTCGATGTCGATAGGGTCGGGCTTGCCCTGCTTATTGATGCCGAGCGGGTTGTCCGCCCCGGCCCACTCCTTGTGCGCGATCTGGTACCGGCGCGCGTCCTGGCCGGTGAACCACGCGATCGCCGCGCCGACGCGGATCATCGCTTCCATCTGGCGGGCGGGCCACGGGTCGCCGTGAGCGCCGCTGTGCGCGCACTCGATGCCGATGGAGAGCTGGTTAATCGAGTCCTCGGGGATGCCGGGGTAGATGCCGACGCCGCCGTGCCAGGCGATGCCGAACCCGGTGATCGCCACCCGACCGTCGGGATGGATCAGCATGTTCGCCGCCAGGCCGAGGCTCGGGTGGTGAGCGATCCCGTCGTCGGTCTCGTTCACGTTGCCCGTGTGGTGCCACAGCACCCAGGGGATGGCCGCGAAATCGCCGTGGCCGCGCTCGCGAGCGCCCTCGACCTCGTACACCTCGACGCCGAACGCGCGCAACACCTCAGGCAGCCAGATCGGATCGCCGCGCCAGGCCGGGTTCGGCTTGATCGCCGGGGCGGGACGCGGGTCGGCGGGCTTCGGGGTGACGACGACCGGCGGGTTCTGCACGCCGCCGTCGAGCGCGCGATGGAGCAGCGCCCAGCAGTAGTCCCAGTGCTTGGCGTAGGCGTCGGGGTACGCCGAGCCTTGGACCCGCTGGACGAACCGCCCGGCCTGAACGCCGTTGGTCACGCCTCGGTAGTCGTCGCTGAGCCGTTCGAGGAACGTGTTGGTCGAGCACCGCAGGTCCATCCGACACGACATCGGTCCCCACCAGTTGTCCCGGTCGCCGGGCGGCAACACCTCGCCCGCTCGACCGTTCTGCTGCTGGTAGTAGGCCACCGAGCGACCGTCGTCGCTCTCGGAGTCGTGAGGGTACTTCTCGCTCGACGGGTCTTTGCGATTCCAGGGGCACCAGAACGCGCTCTCCTGGCGAATGCACATCAGCGCGAGCACGCTGGCCAGCTCGTCCAGGTCGCGTTCGAGGCTGACCTGGTGAACGATGCGGGCTATCTCCTCCTCGGAGAGCAGCGGGCGGTCAGCCTTCCAGACGAACGACACGACGCCCAGCGTAGACCGGCCCGGTGAAACGGGTTGACTAACCCGACATCGACAGGCTAGTCTTACGGGGTCGGCGGGAATGGCCCGCCCCACACGATAGGACACGACAATGGGATCACCCTTCGCCTCCAGCTCCAGCGCCCCGGCCAGCCTTCAGGTGCTCGCCACCGACCGCCAGCTCCGCAACGCGCTGCTGCCGATGGTCACCGACCGCAACTGGCAGAACGCGGGCCTCGCCGATAGCTGGGTGCGCCGCATCGCCACGATCGCGGTCACGCTGCGTATCGCCGCCGAAATCACCGAGCACGGCCCGTCGGCTGAGAAGATCATCGGCAACCTGGACATCGCCCTCGATGACCGCGATGACCTGCACGCGACGTTCCACCAGCTCATGTCGTACGGGTTCGACGCGGCGGTCAACGATGAGCGCGACCCCGCCGACTCGAAGCCGCTGACCAAGGCGGGCGCGTCGAAGCTGATCGACCTGCTGGGCGGGCTGGAGTTCAAGAACACCCGCAGCGCCGTCGAGGAGGCCAACGTCGCCAGCGCGAAGGCGGCGGTCGCCAGCGATCGCGGCGCGGCGTTCCCCTCGATCGACGTCGTGCCCGCCGGGCGCTACGCCATCGAGACCGAGGACGGCGCGACCAACGAACTCGCGTTCTACAAGGTCGATCGCCCGACCGAAGGCCGCTGGGCCGGGTACGTGTTCGTCAAGCTGATGATCAGCGACGGCGAGCAGCGCATGAGCTTCGCCGCCAGCAAGGCGATCATGGCCAAGATCGCCGAGGCCGGTGCCGAGGCGGCGAGCGCCCGCTACGGCCACGAAATCGGCGAGTGCGGCGTGTGCGGGCGGACCCTCACGAACGACGACAGCCGGGCACGCGGGATCGGCCCGGTCTGTGCCCAGAAGAACGGGTGGTGAGCACCGCCGCTCACCGCTCGACCCACGACCACGATCCCCGGCCCTCCCAGGGCCGGGGATCAACCACGGAAGGAAAGCAGATGACCGTCACCAAGGCGACCCAGCTCCACGGCGATCGAGGCCAGGGCGAGCTGATTCGCGCTCACCGGCTCTACATGGGCCTCAGCCAGCGCGACATCGCCCGCCGCCTCGACTTCGACCGGCGCGACTACCAGCGCATCGAGGCCGGGTCGAACCCCGCCCCGCCTGGGTTCGTCGCCAAGGTCGAGGCCCTGAGCGACAAGTTCGCCGCCGACGTGGACCTCCTGATCGAGGAGGCCGACAAGCGCGGCGGGCTGGCCCTCAGCTACGAGGTGGACACGCGCAAGCCCGAGGCCGAGCGTGACGAATGGCACCGCCTGGTCGCCGGGCGCGCCGCCGTCGAGGCTTCCGAGGACGCCCCGATCACCCTTACCATTGTCGGGAAAGTCGAAAGGAGCGCGTGATGACCGCGACCAAGACTGAGGTGCGCCATTACCTCAGCCGAACCGAGGTGGCCCACCGCATCGGGATCAAGAACGTCCGCAACCTGAACGGGATCGCGCTCCCGCCGCACGACGTCGAGGTGGGCGTCCACAAGGGCTGGCTGCCCGAGACCATCGACGCCTGGCACGCCGAGCGCCCCGGTCGCGGATGGTGGGGCGGGCGGTAACGCCGTGAACGTGCGCCTGTTCCTGGCCGGTGCCCTGGTGTTCGTCGCCGGGCTGGACTCCGACTACCGCCGCGCCTGGGTGGTCTGGGCGTTCGGCCTGGCGATGATCGTCGCGAGCGTGCTGCGACCGATCCTCGATCGGCCCTCAGATGCCCGCTCCCGGTCGCTCGGGCCTCAGCCCTCACAACCACCCTTCGCCGAGCGGATCACCCGCGAGCGGCAGCGCGAGACCCGCGAGCGGCGCTACAGGGACGTCGCCTGAGCTAGTTGCTCAGCGAGCCGCCCTCGGTCTGCCAGTCGGTCCAGGTCTGAATCGAGGCGTACCGCACCGCCACCGCGCGCACGTTGGTCACGTAGCCCGCGTCGATGTAGCCCTGAATGTTGTCCAGCTCGGCCAGGGCTTGATCGAGACCGGCCTGGCCCTCGCCGAGCACGTAGCGCGTGCCTGTCCAGGTGGCCGACGGGTCGCTGGGATCGTCGCCGGTCCACTCGTACCACAGGGCAAACTCGAATGCTTCGACGTTTGTGGGGTTCATGGCGGCGAGATTACGCCGCCTCGACGCAACTCAGCGAGGGCGAGAACAGTCGGCTCCCTCCGAACTGCTGAGCGCCCTGCATGAGCATCGCGATCGAGCGGGCGGCGGCTGACTTGACCGCCGTCGCGCCCGCGTCGTTCCACGAACCGACCGGCTCGCCGTTCTTGAACAGTTCGTGCAGGTTGCCGGTCTGGACAAGGCGCAGCTTGTCGCCGCCGCCGAAGCTGGCCAGGTTGGGCTTCACCAGGGTATCGACGCCACCGACCCGGCGGACGATCGAGACCGCCCGGTCCCGCAGGTCGAGGCCGACGCCCGCGTTGCCCGAGCCGTCATTGGAGTACCGGCGGAAAACCTGGGTGATGACGCCCGGCCCGCCGCCCTCGGCAATCTCGACCTCCAGGTAGCCGTCGTCGGCGAGCATCACCGTCGGGTGCCGGAATCGGCTGGTCGTCAGATCGAGCGACATCAGCCCGTCGGGGATGAGCATTCGCGCCGCGCCGCCGACCTGGCCGATGACGAAGCACAGCGGCTCGAACACGCCGCCGATGTCCTTGTACGCGCCGCAAGTGATGACGCCGACGACGTTGCCTGCCTCGTCAATCACGTAGTTGATCGGATCGAGCAGGTTTCCGAGCTGGTCGGGGATCAGGCCGAGGTTCTGGGCGAGCTGGCCGACGACGGGAATCTTGCCGATGAGCTGATCGACCTCCAGCGTGCCGCCGAACCACTGCTCCAGAATGTCGAGGAACGGCTTCGCCGGGCCACCGATCAGCGGCAGCCCGTTGATCAGACCCAGCAGCCCGTCGGGCGCTGAGCCGCCCCACATGCCGCAGTAGGCGTCAACGGCGCTGTTCGTGGTGTTGGCCACCAGCACGCCGGTCTGGTTCACAGCGTCGTTCGTGTACTGCACGACCGAGCCGACGGCGTTGTCCAGCCCGTCGAACAGGTAGCCCAGACCGTCGGGGATCAGGTGCGCCGGATCGTCGCACATCTCGTCAATCCAGCCCTGAAGCCAGCCCTCGAAGTCGAAACAGTCGCGCACCGCGCTCGATGACCAGACCAGCGTCCCGCCGCGCCGCACCTCGCGGATGACGGTGCGGCCTCGGCGGATCGCGATGGGCTGCGGCAGCGCGCCGTGTCGGATCGGCATTTAGCTGATGTAGTACGTCGTGTTGGGATCGGGCGGGCTGAGCAGGTTGTACTGGGCGGTCGTGAGGTAGACCTTCTTGTCCTCCACCGGGTTACCGGCGGCGTCGTAGGCGGTCGAGACCCCGACGCCCGCCTTCTCGGCGGTCACTGAGTCGGGCGCGAGGGCGTTGGTGTCCACCGATTCAGCCGCGTAGTTGGCGGTGTCCACGCCGCCCTCGGCGATCTTCTCGGCGGTCACAGCGCCCGCGTGCAGCTTGTCGTTCGTCACCGCGCCGTCGGCCAGCTCAGCCTCGCCGACCTCGCCCGGCGCGAGGCCGGGAGCCAGCTCCTCGATTTCGGCGGCGACCTCGGCGTCGAACTTGGACCCCGCCGGGGCGGCGGTGTCGAAGAATACGGAGGTGATGGCCATGATGGTCAGGGTAACGGAGCGGCGGGCATCAGCCCGTCATCACCGGGCGTTCAGGAACGCATCGAAGCTCGCCTCGACCTCCTCGTCGGAGAACCCAGGCGGCGGCGGCAGCTTTCCATCGACCTTGATCATGGTCGCGTCGGGCTTGTAGAGCTTGTCGAAGTAGCTGGTGATCTTGGCCCGCGCCTCGGTGGCGTTCTTGGCGTCGGTCGCCGCCGCCTCGCTGCCCAGTTGCTCGATCATGTCGAGGACGACGTGCATCGACGGCAGCGCCATCAGCGAGCCGATTCCGTTGCCCGCGTACTTGACCCGCAGCGCCCGCCAGTTGTGAGCGGCCATCAGCGCGAGCTGAATGACCGCGCTGTAGGGCCTGGCCGTCCCCGCCGTGGCGATCGCCCGGCTGACCCTCAGCATCGTGTCCTCGGGCAGCTCGACGTCGGGGTCCATCATGCGCGCCAGCAGGCCCTCGAACTCGCCCGGCGCGAGGTGGGCCTGCACGAAGATGTCGAGCTGATCGACCCGGCCCTGCCCGGTGGACTTGCTGTTCGCCGCCCCGGCCAGCGCGGGGATCGCGTTGGGCAGCGGCTTTCGCGCGTGGATCAGGCCGACGCCCTCGACCTCGATTTCGCGGTACGGGTGGTCGGGCGGTGTCGGCGCGTCGTCGGCGTCCGATTGGCAGTCGTCGTACGCGGCTGGCGGGTCATACAAGTCACCCTCCGAGGTCGGGAATCAGCCCTCAGAGTACCGGCACGGCGAACAGGTCGAGGCGAGCGCCGCCGGTCTCGTAGCTCGACTCCGAGCCGCTGGTGCCGCCGTCGATGGTGCTCGGCTCCCAGAACTCGCTGATGAACCTGACCTCGGCGCGGGCGGTGATCGACTGGCCGGGCGTGACCTTGGCCCAGCCCGCGCGCTCGGGCGCGAGCGGGATGGTCACGCTGTTCTGGCGAATCTCCTCCATGCCATAGGTCGTGCCGGTCGCCAGCGTCCCACCGCGCGCCATGTCCGCGCCGACGCCGACCATCGACGCCGGGACCAGGGGACCGGCATCACCCGGCGCGCCGACCTTGTAGCCCGACGTCACCAGCAGCCCGCCTCGCGAGCGGGCCTGAAGCGTCACCCGGCAGCCGCCTCGGGTGAGCTTGCCGTAGACCCACTGGTCCACCGGGGAGTCGTTCACCCACGACGTCTGAAGCGCGTGAAGCAGGTCGTTCTTGTTGCCCGCCGCGCTGGCCGACTGCTCGACCACGTTGAAAAGGCTGGCCGCTCCGAAGATTCCAGGCAGGAACGAGAACAGCGACCCGAACAGGGTGCCCAGGGTGCCGAAGATGTCCACGCCGCCGGGCACCGCCCCGCCGCCGGTCGAGAGCGTCACGCCGTACTGGCCTGACTTGCTGGGCACCTCGACGCCGCCGACGTGCCGCCACTGCATCCACGGCTGAGGCCGGATCGCGCCGTCGGCGGTGACCTCGAAGTGATCGGTGTCCACGCAGGGGAACGGCTCGGTCACGCTGCCACCTCCACGGGCGCTCCCCAGGCGGTGAGCCGGGTCCATCGGGCGTACGCCTCCCAGCGCGGCGTGACGTCGCTGTTCGTGCCGGGCGCGATCCATGTGTTCGGGGTCTGCACCGCCGCCAGGTACCGGAAGTGGAAGCTCTGCTTGGCCGGGACGACGCCGAGGTCCACCCAGGTCTGGGAGTCGTCGCCGTCGAGGAAGAACCGCCCGAACTGAATGTCGTCAGCCGCCACGCTGGCCCGGTCGATCTGGAGCCGACCGCCGAACGTGTTCTGAACCACGCTCGGGAAGTCAGCCATCGGGTCGCGCCCGACGCGGTGCGTCCAGGCGTCGTGAATGACGACCGTCGTCGGGTTCTGGGCGATGATCGAGCGCGGCGCGGTGTGAACCAGCACCCAGACCCGCTGCGGATCGGGCGAATTGTTGAACCAGGTCAGGTCGCCGTCGATCATCGTCACCGGGTCAGGGCTGAGCTTGATTTCGCCGTCCTTGGTTGACTCAAGGAACTGCTCAGCGATCACCCGAGGCAGCCACGTCCGACGCGGGCCGAGGCCATTGGAGTCGCTGATCATGTACTCGGCGGTGCAGAGCTTTAGGCTGCTCATCCGACCACCAGCCGTCCCTGGTCGGGGAACGCCCACAAGCTCAGCCGCGCCCAGCCCGCTTCGGCTTCGTGGCCGGGCGAGTTCTTGTTCGCGTTGTCGCTGAAAGGTGGCGGCGTCCAGACATATTGGCGGTACCAGACCCTCAGGGTCTCGCCCGGCTCGACCGGACCCAGCCACTCCTCGCTCGACCCGGTGCCCCACCACTGCCAGAACTTGCCGGGGTTCGGCTCGGCGACTGAGTTCGTGCCGATGTCGCCCGCCGTGCCGACCTGGCCGTTCAGGATGCCGCTGGTGATCGGCTCCTCGGGAATGATCGGCGCGGCCTGACCGGCGGGCGTGATGGCGCTCGACCACCGATCGCGGAACTGCACGGCGTTCGGGTTGCTGGTGACCCACCGCCGCCAGCGCCGGGTGACCTCGACGCGGACCTGGCGCGGGATCGGCGCTGAGTTCTTCCACTGGACCAGCTTGTCGATCAGCAGCACGCCGGGCAGCGTTTCGTGGGCGGTGAGCTTGGTCGTGTCGGCTGAGCTGTGCGCCACGACGTCGAGGACCAGTTGCGGCACCGACCAGGGAGCCAGCCTCAGCCGCCCGTCGGCGGTGATGGCCAGATTCTCCGATACGCACACGGTCGGCGAGGTCACCGGCTCAGGGTATCGCGCTACGGTGGGCGCATGGGTGTACGGAGCTGGGTCAAGGAACTGGTAATCGACGTCATCGAGGACGAGCGCGCCCAGGCGGCGGCGATGGCCCTCGGGGCGAAGCTGGTGACTCAGCTCGTTCTGCCGGTCCTCCCGGTCGCCATCGGCGCGGCGATCGACAAGGCTTTCGACCGGATCACCGACCTCGACCAGGACGGCAAGCCCGACATCGCCGAGGTGGTCGATTCGGCGCGGGACTCGATCGACAAGCTGTTGCCGCCGGGGATCAATCTGCCGGTGATCGGCGACCTGGGCGCGTTCATCGGCGGGTTCTTCCCGAACCTGAACCGCCCTCAGCCGTAGCTGGTGACCAGCTCCCACTTCACGGCGGGCGTCCGGTAGAGGCCGACGTTCTTCACCAGCGGGTTCGTCGCGTGCAGCTCGGCGAACTCGGCCACGCTGGTCTCGGCGTCGTCCTTGGTCGTCACCGGCAGCGGCGTGCGCTGGGTCGTCCAGTTGCCGTCGTCGGCGGTGAGCTTCCGCAGCTCGGTCTCGTAGGCGCGCTTGGCGTCGGTGTGATCGGCCAGCGCGCGGACGTGGCGGTCCTGCTCCTCGACCGTGGCATCCGGCCCTGGCGGTAGCGGCTCCATCGGCTGAGGCGGCAGCTTCTCGACCGGGCCGGTCCAGGCGTCGAACCCGAGGGCGTATTCGTATGCGGCCACGGGCTGATCCTAGCTCGCCAGCGGGCCGAGGCTGAGCGCCGCCGTGCTCACGCGGATGATGTCGCCCGCCACGCCGCCCTTGCTGACCGACGCCGCCGATGACCACAGCGGGTTGCCGCCGCCGGGCGTCGGCGAGTCCCAGAACGATCCGTGGCTGATGGTGTTCGTGCCGCCCAGGGTGTGCTCAGGTGTGTTGGACAGGCTGATCGCGCCAGCCGCCGCCGCCGCCCAGGTGGTCGCCACGCGGGCGGTGTTGGTCGCCACGTTCGCCGTCATCGCCGCGCCCGGCGCGCCGACGTGCGCCTGGAAGTAGACGATCGCGGGCGGCGTGTAGGCCACGTTGCGACAAACGTGGTCGAGCAGCTTGTTCGCCAGATATGTGCTGATGCCTTCGGCCACGGGTCGATCCTATTCGTTGGGCGTGTCGCGGAGGGCTTCAGCGATTCGCTGGCGAGCCGCTTCGGCGTCACCGGGCGACTCCTCTTGCTGGACCCTCCACTGGATTTTCGGGGTGTAGACGAGCTGAATGTTGCGGACGTCGGGGTTCGCGGCGTACGCCGCCACGTACTGGTCGAACAGGGTGTAGGCGTCGAGCGCCGATTCGGTGATGAAAACCGCCTCGCTCCACGAATACTCGTCGCCGGGGTCAGCGCCGACGGCGTTCAGCGACCAGTACCGCACTCCCCAGGTGTAGTCGTTCGTGTCGCCCTGAAGCTCGGTCATCACGGTCACTGGTAGCTCCTCATCCACGATCGCCCGACGGCTCCGTTGCCGCCCTTGGTACCGAAGCAGCACCCGCCCGCGCCAGCCGCGCCGCCACCGCCGGGAGCGTTTCCGTTGGCACCCGAGCCGGTCACGTTCGCCCCGCCGTTGTAGGGCTTGCCGTTGAACGAGTGAGCGCCCGGCCCGCCGCCCGTGATGTCAGCGCCCCAGGCACCCAGCGCGCCGCCTGAGCCGCCGGGTCCGCTCAGTGTGCCCGACCCGGCGATGGTGATTGTGCTGGCGTTGCCGCCCGCGCCGGGGATACCGGGGATCGCGCCCGCGCCCGCGTTGCCGCCGTTGCCGCCGGTCCCGTTGTTGATCGCCGCCGTGAGCACCGACCAGGCGACCGTCGTCGCCGTGGACGCGGAGTTGCGGGTCAGGGTGGTCTCGGCGTACCCGCCTGGTCCCGCGCCGAACCCGTTGACGAAGCAGCAGCCGCTCCCCTGGCCACCGCCGCCGCCGCCCAGGGTCACCGCGTCGATGAAATTGGCCCACCGCCGGATCGTGTGGGTCGCCGCCCCGGCGGCGGTGTAGGTGTCGGTCACCTCGGCGGTCGGCGGGAACCCGAACGCCAGCGCCGAGGACATTTCAATCGACTGGCTGAACGCCATCGACAGGAACGCGCCGAGCTGAAGCGACGGCGTGGCGGTGACCGCCTGAGGCAGGCTCAGCATCTTGATCGGCGTGTAGACCAGGCTCGGCGTCATCGACCAGAACGCCGGAATGTCGATGGTCTTGATGTTGCCGAGCACCAGGTTCGGCGTCAGGTTGAGCGCCTTGGAGAAGTCCAGCTTCGCGATCTTGGTCAGCGCCAGGGTGTGCTGAAGGGTGATCGCCAGCGCGAGGCCGAGCATGTAGACGCCGTGCATGTCCAGCGCCGTGGTGACGTTGACGTTGCGCTGAAGGCTGAGCATCCCGAGCTTCTGGAGCGCCAGCGATCGGCTGACGCTGAGGTGTAGCACCTCGAACCCGACGCCCTTGATGAACTCCAGCTCCAGCTCGCTCACCCAGTAGACCGTCATCGCCGTGTCGAGAGCGATCACCGCCCACCAGCCCGGCGGCTTCTCGATCAGGAACTCCTCGGGCGCTGGCTCGGGGTGCCAGCCCGGCGGCGGCGCGAGCAGGTCGCCCGGCTCGGGCCGCTCAGGGAACCACGGCATCAGGCGATCCCGACGCGGGTCACCGCGAACCACGACTGCGATCCGTCGGCCATCGCGGCGGCGTCACCCGTGTTGCTCATGTTGGCGGTGAAGTTCATCCCCGGCTCGATGTAGTCGCCAGGGTTGAGCGGGACGACGAAGCTGGCGTACGTGGCGTCCTCCAGCGTCGTGTTCACGCTGAAGCCGAGGTTGAGCTGGTTGCCGCCCCAGCCGCCGCGCTCGTAGATCGCGCCGTTCTTCCAGAGCAGCCCGTGGCCGAACGACCCCGAGGCGTACTGGCCGTGCAGAATCCGATATTGGACCAGGTAGGTGCCCTGTTTGCTGACCGTCAGGCGGCAGTTCGTGCCGGGCGTGTAGGTCAGGTCTGGGCTGATGTAATCGACGGTCTCGTAGAAGTTGTTCGGCATCTTCGCCGCGCCGCTGGGCACCGTCACGTCAGCGCCCGACCGGCGGCTGGCGCGGAACGTCGAGCCGATGACCGCCGGGGGAGCGTTGTCCACGACGCTCGCCCCGGCGACGTTGCCGGGCACCTTGCCGCCGTTAGTCTCGCTGATCGCGCCCCAGTACATATGCGCGGAGTCGAGCACCGACTGAGCGCCGCCCGGCTCGATGCCGTCCCAGACGATCGTGTCCCCGCTGAGGACCATGTGGCGGCGGGCGTTGACGCCGACGCCCATCACCACGCGCAGGTCGAGGCTCCAGGTCAAGCTGACCCCGGCCTGCCAGACCGCCTCGACGCCGCCCTGGTACCGACCGATGTCGCCCTTGTAGCTGAGGAATCCCGTGCAGTAACCCCGCGCGAACACGAAGTCGGTCATCGCCGCGTTCGCCCGGCCCACCGACCAGATTCGGACGTTGGTGCCCTGCTCGGGCGGGCTGGCCATCGTGCCGCGCACGATCTGGAAGCTGGTCAGCGTCGGGGTCGGGTACTGCATCGTGGCCCGGCGGTAGCCGCTGTTGCCGACGTTCCACTGGGCCTTGCCGTCCTGAATGACGAGCACGCCGGTCCCCGCGCCTGAGTAGCTGAGGTTGAACAGGCCCGAGGGGAACGCGCCGTTGGGGTAGTCGCTGAAGTTGATGTTGAACTGCCGCCCGCCGACGCTGGAGCTGGTCGCCTGGGCTTCGAGGGCCTGGACCTTGCGGGTGTTGGCGGTGAGCTGGTTGTAGAGGTTGGTCATCACGTCTTCGGCGTCGTCCACGATCGCGCCGACGATGCCGCCGCCGGTCTGGTTCTGACCGCTCAGCGCGCCGGTCGCCTTATCGACCAGCCCGCCGAGCACCGGCACCTGGGACAGGCCATTGGGCAGCGTGATCGCCGCCATGTTGGTCAGGAACGACGAATCGAACGTGCCGGTCAACGGGTTGAGCTTGGAGATTCGGTTGGCGACGTCGGTCAGTTGGCCCATCCCCGAGCCGACGCCGAAGTTGCCGAACACGTCGAGCAGGTCGGCGAAGTCGTCAATGCGCGCTTGGATGCCCGACCAGAGACCCGCCAGCGCGTCGAGCAGGCCCGACACGTAGCCCTGAGGCAGCAGCCCGCTCTTGCTCATGCTGGCCTGGCCGAACTTGACCACGCCGCCGGTCGCGCCGGGCGTGACGTTCAATTCCTGCACGGCGTTCACCGCGCCCGCCGGGACGGCGATGTTGTTCGCGGTCATGGTCTGCCAGCCGCCGACGCCGCCGCTGGTGCCCGCCGCGCCGGTCGAGGCGAGGAGCTGAGGCGCGCCGATCATCGCCCCGGCGGCGTTGTAGAAGCTGACGAGCATCTGAATCGGGCTGGCCGCGCCAGTCGTCAGGCCCTCCCACTTGGCCTTGGACATGAAGTTGAGCGTGTCGCCGGGGCGCACCGGGACGTTGTTGCTGAAGATCGTGTGGGTCAGCCCGTCGGCGACCAGCTTGGCCACGCCGGGCGTGTCCACGCCGTCGGTGTTGTCCCAGAGCCAGTCGGTGAACCCCGCCAGGGTGAGCGGGTTGCTGAAGTCGGGATCGTCCAGAAGCTCGGTGATGATGTCGCGGATGTGAGCCAGCGGCAGCAGCGGTAGGCGGCTGATGTCCACCGGCCCGCCAAGCTCGATCTTGAAGAAGTCGCTGAGCTTGGTCAGCGCGTCCACGCCGGGGATGCCCGACCCGGTGAGCATCTGGTACAGCTCGGCGAACTTGCTCTCGATCGCGCCGATGACGTCGCCGACCGGCCCGCCGCTGCCGAGGTCGAGACCTTCGAGCGCGAGGGTGAGCTGGTCGTTCGTCACGAAGTCGCCCAGGCCCGAGAGGTTCACCGCCTGGGCGGCGACCTCGGTGGCTCCCTGGCCGTCGATTAGAACGGTCTGGCCGGGCCGCTGAGCGATCAGATTGCCCGTCAGGGTGTCGGTGGCCAGAACCCACGGGCCGACGCGGACGGTGCGCGCCTGTTCGAGCCGGGCGATGCGGTCGTGCATCTGCCGGATCAGCTCGGGATCGTTGGCCGGGGTCGCGCCCGGCGCGAGCAGCGCGGTCATCCCCGGCCCGCCTGACCGCCGAGCGTCATCACCGGCTGCTTCTTGCTCTCGACGTCGGCCAGCTCGATCAGGTGGCCCTCGGTGTCGCGGTCGGGCAGCGCCTTCATCGTCACGCTGACCGACGCCCGGCCCTGGGCGCGGCTCACGCTGACGTCGGTCAGCTCCATCAGCTCTTTGATGCCCTGGGCCTCGATGACGAACCGCGCCGAGGTCATCAGGTCGTCAATGTCCACGGGCGCGTCGGGGTGCAGCTCGGTCCCGCCGGGGACGTCGAGCCGCGTCCGCACCGTGCCCGTGTTGCGGACGAACTGCTTCGCCGCCTTGGCGACGTTCGATACGTCGCTGAGGTGGTCGAGGTTGGCGATGCTCTGGAGGTTCTGGCCGAAGTAGTTCGTCCGCGCGCGGGCCTCGTTTCCCTGGCCGCGCACCAGCACGTCGTTCACGATCGCCGAGCCGTCGGTTACCAGGTCCACGCCGTCGCCGAGGAAGTCGTCCTCGGAGAGCGAAGCAACGGCATCGAGGCCGACCGGCCCGATGATCGGCACGCCCGCCACAACCGACCACCGCAGCCCAAGCTGCACCAGGTCTCCGAGGGCCTGATCGGTCATCTGTTCGTCGGCGATCACCTGGTAGTCGAAACGATCGCCCTCGGGGTCCACGCGCACGATCGGGCGCGAGTTCAATCCCTGGGCGGCGATCATCGACTGCCACAGCTCCCCGGCGGGCTTGCTCGGGTCGGCGGCGTCCCACCGCTTCGTGATGGCCACGCGGGTTTTCTGGTGATACGCGGCGTGGTCCTTGGCGTTGATCCTCAGGCCCGCGCGGTTCTTGGTCGGCTTCATCGCCGGGCCGGTCCACAGCAGCCGGTCGGTCACGCCATCCCAGACCGAGAGCCAATGGACCCAGGGATAGATCGTCGGCAGCCGGTCGAGGTCCACCGTCGGCGGGATCGTGATGTCGCACTGGCTGGCGTCACGCTGGCGGCGCGTCCAGCTCAGGTCGGTGTACTGCTCGGGCGCGAACTGGTACATCGTCACGCCGTCGGCGGTGTGGATGCTGACGAACTGCTGATCGGTCACGACCGTCACGGCTACGCCTCCCGGTCGGCCAGGCTCAGGCTCACGTCGAAGTCGGCATCGTTGTCGGCGACGATCACCAGCTCCCAGCACAGCGCGCGGTCGATGATCGCCGGTCGCCACGGCGAGCCGTTGGGCGTGCCGACGATGCCCCACGGGCGGCGCTTCCGCCCGCCGTAGTTGGCCCAGTAGGTCTTGCTGATCCCGTCCAGCACCAGCTCAGCCGTCGGCGGCAGCCCGGCCACCTGGAACGGGAAGCGTTCATCGTCGCAGCCCGCCAGGGCGTTGCACCGCCGCCAGTAGCCGCGCAGCGTCAGCCCTCGCACGGCGTTGTTCTTGATCCGCAGCGTGGCCACGGTCTGAGCGCACCGCAGCGGATAGTCGAACGTCGGCACCTCGTAGACGTGAGTGACCACCGCGCAGACCGGCAGACATCCGCCACAGCTCGGCGGCGGCGACGTCACGACGTCGATGCGCTCGGGGACGCACTCAGTCGAGTACAGCACCGGCATGTCCACGCAGCTCTCGGGCACCGTGCAGTCGGCGGCGTGAACCCACTTGATCGGCTCGACGGCGATCGTGTCCCAGGCCACGTCGAGGTCGATCGGCGGGTGATAGGCGTGCGGGCGGGTGACGGTCAGCTCCCAGGTGACGCGGTACATCGTCGCCTGGCGGTTCTCGCCGTGGCCCGCGTTGATCGCGTCCTGAATCTGGACCTCTTGAGTCAGCACGACGCCGTGGACCTCGCGGACCAGGCTGGCCGGGTCGGCGGCGGACCCGCTCGGGTGAGCCGCCATGAATCGCAGCGTCGAGTCCGAGCGTGTCGTGGTCTCGCGGAGCTGGCAGTTGAGCCACTGGAGGCCATAGGTCAGGCCCGCGTTCGAGCACGCGATCAGCACCGCGTCGAAGGTGACCTTGCGGCTGGTGTCGCGGTACGGGCCAGCCGCGCCGCCGTCCCCGGCCATTTCGGTTACCTGGCGCTCGCCGGGCGTGGTGTCGAGGCCCTTGACGTCCATCACCCAGACCCCGCCGAACTCGGCGCTCTCGGGGACGCGGGTGGTGTACCAGGGAGCCAGCTCGGGCCGGTACAGCGGGTCGCTCAGGAACGCCGCCAGGCCCTCCCAGGAGTCGTCGTAGCCGATCATCTCCCGGCACCCGAAGCACAGGTTGTCGGGCGTCCAGCAGTCGCCGATCACGCCGAGGCCCGGCCCGTAGAGCCGCGTGCCGTCGGGGATGGTCCCGAGAAGCCGACCCGGCGCGATGGCCACCTGGGTATCGGTCGGCTGACCGAGCAGCCGCCCCGGCGCTATCGGGGTCGGAGAGCAGTTCTCATTTGCCCTGAGAAGGCCGATGTCGCTTGTCGGCGTGTCAGCGCCCACATGCGCCACGACGCGGCTGCTGTTGGCAATCTCGGTGCCATTCAGCGCGAAGTAGCCACGAAACGCCACGCGCCCTCCTCTACGGCATCATCCTGAGCAGCCGGTCCTCGACCTGGGCGGCGGTCTCGCGCCCACCGATCACTGTAATTGGAGCGTTGACCGTTCGGTTGCCGCCACCGCCGAACCCGCCCCGTTCGAGCGCGGCGACGAACCGGCTGAAGATGTTGGTCTCGGTCGGGCTGAGGACCAGTTCTGGCTCCTCGGTGCCCTTGGGGAGCCAGCCGACGCCCTCGGCCATGCCGCCGTCATCGAACAGTGTGCCGCCCAGCAGCGCGTCCCCTGGGATCATCGTTGACGCGCCGCCCAGCGCGCCGAACCCGACCAGGCCGGTGAAGATGCCCAGCAGCGCGCCGAGCACGTTGCCCAGCCCGCCGCCCAGCGGGTCGAACAGCGCCGCCAGCCCAGCGCCGCCGAAAATGCCGGTCATCATGTCGGGGAACTGGCTCACCAGGCCCTCGGCCACCATGTCGATAAGGGTCTGGCTGATCGCCAGGGCGAAGTCGGTGCCGACCTCGGCGGCGATGTCCACGCCCGCCTGGCCCGCCGAGCTGATCAAGCTCGACACGATGCCGCCAGCGCCGGGAGCCTGGGTGTTGACCGCCGCGCCCGCCGCGCTCGCCCCGGCCTGGATCGCGCTGTTGGCGACCGCCTTCATAATCGGGACGATGACCTTTTCGATCAGGTACTTGATGATCGCCTGAATGACGATCTTGAGGATGCGGATGCGCTCGGCGGCGGCGGTCTCCTCGCTGGTGGACGACCGCTCGATCAGCGCCGAGGTGTCGTTCAGCAGTCGGCCCTGAGCGTCGAACGCCTTGAAGGCGTCACCTCGGAAGGTACGGAACTCGCCGGTCATCTCGGCCAGCGTGTCGCGGGCCTCGATTTCGACGCCGATCACCTTGAGCAGCACGCGGACGAGCAGGTTGACGATCGTGGAGATGATCGGCACCTCGCTCACGCCGAAGAACTCCGCGCCCACGACATCGTTCACGTTGACGCCGCCGCCCGTGGCGAAGTGGCGGATGCCGCCGCCGCGCTCCAGCGCCCGGCGGAACGCCTCGACGCCCTTCGGTCCGCCCATGCGCGCGACGTCGCCCGTGTCCAGCACGAACTCGCCCTGTTGAGCCAGCAGCGGCACCGTGTCGCGACCGGGGATGCCGCCCCAGACCAGACCGCCGGTAGCGAACCCGCCCGCGATGGCTCCCAGGGCGTTCTGGCCGAGGCTGGCGGCGTTGTTGCCGGTGTTGCCCGCGCCGCTCTGGTCGATCGGGAGCGAGCTGACCGCGCTGCTCACCGCGTCGGCGATCGGCGGGGCGGCGGCGTTGCCCATCGCCGTGCCGATCTGGTTCGAGACCGATTCCTTCAGCCCTTCGAGGGCGCTCTGGACGCCCGCCTTCACGACCGGGGTCAGGGCGTCGTCGTTCAGCTTGTCCACTACCTGGTCGATGACGCTCACGATCTGGTCGCGCATCGCCTGAAGCTGGGTCGCCAGGGTGGTGAACGTCCGGTCGAGCAGCCCGGCGGTGTCGCTGAACAGTCGGCCCTGGGCGTCGAACCCGCCCGCCTGGGTGATCGCGTCAGCGCCCGCGCCGCCCTCGCGGGTGAAGTCGGGCACGTTGAGGCCCAGCGCGGCGGCGAGCGCCATCGGGTTGCGCTGTTGGATCAGGTCTCCCAGGGCGGCGTTCGGCTGGCCCTCGCTCGGGTTGACCGCGCCGCTGAGCGCCGCGCCGATGTCGCCGACGACGTTGCCCGCCGCCTCCTGGCCTCCCTGGGTCAGCCCGCCGAGAAGCGCGCTCACGCCCGGCGGCATCCCCGCCCCGCCGCCGCCCGGCCAGTTCGTGACGAACACGGGCGTCCCGCTGCCACTGGTCGCGCCGCCCAGCCCGCCCGGCGCGGCGCTGAGACCCGCGTTCGTGAACTGGTCGATGCCGTCGATGAGCTGGGCGTGGATGTGGTTGAAGTGGTCCTTTTGCTGCCAGAGGGTGCCGCTGGTGTCGATGCCCAGGGCGCTCGCGTTGGTCATCAAGAACTGGTAGATCGAGTCCCCGAGGGCCTTCGCGCCCGGCGGCGTCGGGTCGTTCAGCCCGCCCGCGCCGGGGATCATAATGTCGAGCGCCCGCCCGCTCGGGTGGTACGGCAGGCTGTCCTGGCGCACGCCGCCAATCTCGCCGATCTGCGGGAAGTACTGGCTGATCACGTCGAACAGGTTCGCCGCCGCTGGCTGAAGCCCGGCCTTGCTGCCCTTGACCGCCGAGGCCCGCGCCTGGGTCACGCCGGGCAGGTTCGCCCCGGTGACGTTGGTCGCGCCGGGCTGGCCGAGCGCCGAGTAGTTCTGAGGCCACAACGATTCCGGCCCGCCGCGCGCCTGCATCGCGATCATCGCGACCTGAATCTGCTGCTCGCGGCTGGCGAGGTCGGCCCGCGCCGGGAACCCGGCGGGCTTGTAGGCGTCCCAGGTGGACTGATCAAACTGGAGTCCACCGAAATACCCGTTGCCGGTGTTGATCGACCAGTTGCCGCCCGCTTCGAGCTTGGCCAGGGCGTCGAAGTTGTACCCGCCCGTGTTGGCCGCGCCGGGCATGGCCATCGCCGCGCCGGGGACGCCGCCCTTCTTGTCCATCTGCTCGCGGAACCTGGTCAGGCTCTTGACGATCGCGGTGTTCTGGGTGTCGAGCACGCCGGAATAGCCTGTGCCTCCGACAATTTGATTGATCAGCTCTACCAGGGCGTCGTCGCTCAGCCCGCCCTTCTTGTTGCGCGCCGAGGTGATCGCGCCGATGACCGGATCGTTCGCGTTCAGGCCGATGCCCGCGACGTCGGCCAGGTTGCCCGTGTGGGCGAAGCTCACCAGCGCGGCGGCGACCTTGCCGTAATCGACCGGAGCGCCGGGCATTCCACCAGGGACGCCACCGCTCGACCCCGCCGCCTGGCGGGTCTGGTCGAGCTGTTCCTTGATGGCGTTGCCGAAGTACTCGACCGGATCGGGTCCGATCCACTTCTCGGGGTCAGCGCCGAGCGCCTGAAGCGCCGCGCTGGCCATTTCGTAGCCTCGGTTGCGCGGCTTGATCGGGGTGCCGAACGGTCCCATCCGGCCAGGCGTCATCCCCGGCAGCCCGCCGATCAGCGCGTCGGACATCTTCTGGGTCTGGGTCGCCGTCATGTTCAGCGGCGTCATCGGCCCGCCCCGGCCCTGGAGCACCGCCAGGATGTCCTCCAGCGTGGTCAGCATCGGGTTCTTGGCGTCGGGGTCGAGCGGGCCAGGCGGCAGCCCGGTCCCCATGTGGACGCCGCCGCCCGCGTAGCCCTGGCGGCTGATGCCGCCTCGGAAGCTGGAGTTCAGGTTGTAGAGCCAGTCGCTCCCCAGCCAGCGCATCGCCTCGGGGATGATGATGCCCTCGCCGCCGCCGAGCGGGACCAGCATGTTGTCGCGCCCCGGCGAGTACCCCGGCAGCACGCCGCCGGTCGCGCGCGGCGGCTGAGGGAACGGCACGCCGGGCATGATTTCGGGCGGGCCGGTGACCACGCCCGGCGCGGGCATCTGGCCCGGCGCGGGCTGCACCGTCGGTTGGATGAGCAACTTCGAGTACTGCACGAAGAAGTTGTTCATGTCCATCTGCGCGGCCTGGAGCTTGGCCTGGTCAATCTCGACCTGAATCTGGCCGGTCGGGAGGTGCGTGATCTTGACGCCGAGGGCTTCGAGCGCGGCGTCGGCGTCCTTCACCTTCTGGTCGTCGGCGTTGATGACGACCGCGCGACCATCCACAATGTCGATCTGGTAGCCCATCGACCGCAGCAACTCGACTGTCGCGTCCGCGTTGGGCAGGTCCATCGTGATCGGGACGTTTTCGGGGATCGACTGGACCGCCGTGCGAACCGTCGCCGCCGCCCCGGCGACGTCGGTGTGCAGAATCTCGGCGAGGGTCGCCATCGCTGGCCCGGCCACCGCCGCTTGCTGGCTGGCTCCCATGATCTGGTCGCGAAGCTGGCGTAGCTGGTCGGCGGCGAACGCGCCGTCCGGTCCCATCATCCGCAGGTTGGTCTGGAGCGCGTCGAATATCGGCTGGCTCGCGGTGAGCTGGTTCGCCAGCTCGGCATTGCTCAGGCCGAGCTTGGCGATGGAGTCGCTGAAGCCCTTGGCGGCGTTGTCGCCGTAGTGGGCCTTGAGCGATTCGGGGAGGGCTTCGAGGTTGGCCGCGATCCCCTGCTGGACTCCCTGGTCGGCGAGGTTGCCGCTCGCCGCCAGCAGCGAGTCGTTCACCTCCTTTTGAGCGCCCTGGAGATTCAGCAGCGCCTCGCGCGACTGTTCGAGGCTGGCCTGGTACGCCGCCTGGGCGTCCGCCGCCGCCTTGGCCTCCTTGGCGTTCTCGCTGAGCAGGAACGTCACGCCCGCGATCGCCGCGCCGACGCCAGCGCCGACGGCGGTGCCGACCGGGCCGAACACCGACCCCGCCAGGGCACCGCTCGCTACCGTTGTCAGCGCGCCGACCACCTGGCCGGTCGTGTCGTCGGCGGTCGCCTCCATCGCCGTGCCAGCGGCCAGCCCGCCGAGGCCCAGCGTGCCGCGAGTGCCGCCGAGCTTGTTCAGCCCGCGCTGGGTGCGACTCATCGCTCCTGAGATACCGCCGCGCCCGGCCTGGGTGTTGCCCAGCGCGAGGTCGGCGGTCTGGGCGACGGTGCCGAGCTTGCCGATTACGGTGTCCAGCCCGCTAATCAGCGGCTTGAAGATCGAGGAGGTTTTCCACGCCAGCAGCGCGACCCCGGCGGCGGTGATCAGCCCAGGGAACGCCGTGAGCAGGTCGCTCGCCACCCTCAGGAACGGCAACAGGATGTTGGTCCAGGTGCGGCTGGCCTCGTAGACCTCGATCAGCGCCTTGCCGATGTTGGTCAGGATCGGCAGCCACTCCTTGCCCATCTCGCGGGCGTCATCGAAGAACTTCCGCATCGCCGACTGGCCCGAGGCCGAACTGGTGATGTCGTGGAGCTTGTCGGTGGCCGACTCCAGCCACCTCAGGAACCCGCCCTGGTCAGACCCGGCGGCGTGCGTGATGTCCATGACGATCTTGACCAGGTTCATCCCGCTCTCGGCGAGCTGGCGCATCCCGGTCACGCCATCGTTGATCCACTTGTCGAGCTTGCCGGTCTCGGCGGCGTGAGTGATGAACTTGTCGAACCGCTCGGCTCCCGCCGCCAGCCCGTCGGCCAGCCGGGGCAGCACGTTGGTCCCGCCCTTGGTCAGCGTGAGCAGGGCGTGCGTCAGCGGCGCTACGACCCGTTCGTTGATCTTGGTCTGCGCCGTGGCGGTGTCGCCCAGGATGCCGTCGAGCAGGCTCAGGTTGCGGTCGTCGCGCGCCGCCCCGGTGAGCGCCTTCAGCGTGCCGTTCCACGCCGTCGAGAGGTCGCCCAGCCGTCCGCTCAGCCGGGGGATCACCTTGTCGGCGGTGTTCTGTAGGTCGGTGTCGAACCCGGCGAACATGCGCCCGGCCATCATCTTCTGGAGGTCGAGCAACGGTCCACGGGTCAGGCCCGAGACCGTTTTCGCGACCGCCTGAGCCGCCGGGTCCATGTCCTTCATGGCCTCGGTGGCTTTCTCCAAGTCCTTTGGGTCGCCCGACTTCGCCGCCTCGTTCAGCGCCTTGACGGCATCGCCCATGCCCTTGAAGCCCGCGACGGCGGTCAGGATCGACGCGCCCGCCGCGCCGTAGATGCCCGGCAGCGCCAGGCCCGCCCCGGCGAGCTGTTGGACGCCGCCCACCAGGTCAGTCACGACCGCCAGCGCCGGGCCGAGCGACCCGACGCCGAGCGCGACGGCGTTCATCCCCAGCGGCGACGTCAGGAACCCGAACCGGCCCTTGCCGCCCTGCATGAACCCGCCACGGTGACGGTCGAAGCTACCGCCGCCGCCTGGCGGGCCTCGGGTGCCGCCGGTCGGTGGCCCGCCGGTCGGCGCGGCGGCGTTGGCCGTGCGCGCGGCGGTGTTGGCTGCCCAGGCGGCGGTCTGCTTGTCGAGGGCGCGAGTGACGGCGTTGATCGAGCGCGTGCTGATCCCGCCAGCGGCGGCGGTTTTGCGCGCCGCCTTGGTCTGCTCCTCGCCGAGGTTGTGGACCGCCTGTTCGGCGGCTTCCATCGCGACACGCTGGGCCGCGCCTGACTTCTCGGCGGATCGGCCAGTCTTTTCGTACTCGCGCTGGACCTTGTTCAGCTCGCGGTTGATTTCAGCGAGCGCGGGCGCGATGGCCCGCCGCACCGCTTCGCCGAGCCGGGCTGCCAGATCGTCGGCGTCCAGCTCGACGCCGAGCTGTACCTTTCCGACATCGGTCACCCGGTCAGGCTATCCGATCGAGCTGCGATTACTTGGACTCGTCGCCCTTGGGAGCAACCTTGTCGGCGTTGACCGCCGCCATGACGATCGCGTTGAACAGCTCGCCCACGGTGTCCACGTCGTAGTCGCTCTCGTCGGGGTCCATCAGCCGCGAGAACACGCGCCCGTAGCTCTCGGGGGAGAGGTGGCGCGCGATGAACAGGCCGGTCAGGTCGTTCTTCACGCCGAGGCTGACGTACTTCGAGCTGGCCAGGGAGAACGCCGCGAGCGCCTGGCGCGTCGGGAGCCGGATGCCGAGCTTGTCGCCCTTGAACTCCAGCCAGTCGTACGGCCAGTCCTCGCCGAGGGTGCTGATGTCCACCTTCGGGGCGAGGGCGATGGTGGTGCCCGGTCCCTCAGGCTCGACCACGCGCGGGTCGGGCACGTCGTCGTCGGTCGCCGCCTCGGCGATCTGGGCTTCGATCACCGCTTCGGTCTCGGCCTCAGCCTCGACGGCGGCGTGGTCGGTGTTGTCAGGCGGGGGAGCCAGTTGTTCGGAGGCGGGCGCAGCTTCGGCGGTGCCGTCGGCGTTGAACGTAGCCAATGTGAATCCTTCCCGAGGTCTCAGGCGCGACTGTACCACCGAGGTCGGGAAACTCAGCGACGTACTCGGGGATCGCTGGCCACGACGCGCTCGGCGGCGTTTCGCAGGAATGGCCGCGATCGGGTGCCGGGG